GTCACTAGCGTTGGATGGTTATACCAGTTCGCATTCGTGTTATAATCTGTGGCGTAGGATGCATAAGGATCATCGGGACTATATTGCACCGTATAGCTCGCGCCGCCCCCAGTATTACCGCCTAGCTCAACTGCCAAAAGAGCATCAGTAGGGGTCAGATATTGATCTAAAATACAAGCGGCGCTGTTTCCAGATGTGGCTTTCGCTGCGATATATACGGGACGCATGGCGGCTCCTTATGTTGGGTAATCGCCCTCGTTGGGAGGAACGGGATTCGCTGGATTAGTGAGGTCTGGATAGGAAATATCGCCAGCCACAAGCAAGGTATCCGGGCGCGGATATTTCAAGAGGATGTTGTCGGGCTGAATGGCGGGAAGTCGCCAAGGATTCTTTGGATCCCAGCAACTGTCACAAACGCGCAAGCCTGGGGAATTTCCATCAGCGCGAAGCTCGGTGTATTTCTTCTTGAAATTACACCTGTCGCAAATCGCTATGGCGCATCTATCTGAATATCCCACGCGAACGCCCTCCTACTATTGAAGGGCTGCTCGTGGGCGGCCACACGAGGGGTATTCTATGCTTGACAATCGGAAAAATCAAGGTGAATTATCCCTTATCATTATGCGGGTTTGTGGTTTTGCAGTTGCCATAAACTTCTGCTTTTCCTCTGGGGTTGCCGATTTTATAAGATCGGCTTGGTCTTGTGGCGTTAGCTTCCTCCAAGCATTATTAACGAATGGCTCCGAGTAATTATGCCCAATGTTCCCGACTTGTTTTGGTGTTATCCCCTCGTCGGACATCTGTTTCCGCAAGTCATCCATTTTTGCCGTATCGCCAGTGGTCTTGGCTTGTTTGTATTCCTTTTTAAGATAATCCTGATAGCCGGTTCCCTTGCTCGGATTCTCCTCATCATATTTTGCTGTGACCTTTTGGACAAACGCGCTCTGTCCAGCATAGGATGGAGCGAGGGAAAGTCCTGTATAGGCAAGGTCTTTGCCGATATTACTGCCCTTGGATTCCGCCCTAGCCATATTGCTGAATGTAATCGGAGACACGGAATCCCATGCGGCATGAGCGACTTCATGCAAATTAGTAAAATCGCGCACCAATGGTTTGCCGTAATAATCCCGATTGTTGATCGTATTCCATGCGTTTTTCCAAAGGGTCTGATCGGCAACAAACGAGGTAATTCCGCCAAGCAATCCCTTTGTCGTGTAATCATGCGCCAGAGCCATCGCTTCGTTATTGAAGAACGGAAGCTTCATGCGAATATCCGTGCCATCTGGGGCTTTCTCGCCAGTGCGCGGGAAAACCATGTCATCCGAATCGCTTGGCTGACCTGTCAATTGTCGTGCGATAATCGCACCCATCGTCAACGCCATGCCGCCATAAACGTAAGAGAACAGCATATTATATGAGGCTTGCTTGGGGTTAAATTCGCCTGTCTTTAGGGCTTCATAGCCAAGTTTTGCCGGTTCAGCCAATCCCCTGTAATAATTCAACTGCGCGAGCTTCCATCCAGCCGAGAGAAACGATGCTTGAAAGGCATCCTTCACGCTCTTGTTCCAGAACAGATTGTCGTAGTTCATTTCGCCATAGGTGCGCTCGGTGTCTTTGCGAATCTGGGTGAAGACCTCGGAGCGTTTGCCTGTATTTTCATCGGACGCTAGGGATGGATCGCGTTTGACCGCCAGTTCACACCGTTGCAAATATGCTTGCGTTTTGACGTTTGGAATCCAATGCTCGAATATCGGGGACGCCATAGCTCGTAATGCCATTTGCGCCGCAGGGATTGGAAGTTTATGAAACTCCTTCTGATCGAGCGCACGATAGAACGCCAGCCTACCCTGCGACAACTCAGTTTCAGACATTTGTGGACGATACCCGCCCTCTTCCATTGTCTGACGATTTTCTGGCGAAGGCTTAAGGTATGGGTTTTCACCTCTTGTTGCGCCCCTTATCATGGACTGTATTCCAAACGCATCCTTGAGCGATTCTCCGATGGCTTTAACGGAGTCCATGTGGCTTCCGCCCTTCATGGAATTCTCCGCTGCCGTGGCAAACCCCGTAGCGAGGTGGATGGTCGCCACATGCAGGGGGTGGAATAAGGATGCCGCCAGCTTGAGCGGAACCCATGTGTTCTTGCCAGCCATCCATAGGCGGTATGCGCTGCCGGTAACGCCCTGATTGCCGCGTAGACCACGACCAAAGTCACCGGCTATATCCATCGCGTTTTTCCACAACGCGCCGTTGTCATTATGAATCATCCACACCTTGTTATCGGGGCCGAGAACACGAAAGCTATTGCCGAGTAAGGATTTCAAAACTTCCGGCGGTGCAGTGTGGGTTGTCTTTTCTTTTGCCAACTCATCGGCGCGTTTGGTGAGTGAGTCGATTCTGCCTTGCAGATCAACGGCATGTTTTCTGACAATCGGATTGGCAAAATCAAACTCCGGCTGCTTCGGGTCGTTGACCTTATCGTTCCACGCCTTAAGTTTGGCTTTGGTCTTTGTCAGCATGTCCTGTGTCGCTGCTGTGCGCTTGTCTATGCTGTACGCTCCCGCACGCGTCGCCATGCCGTCATCTTGCATATTCTTGAGAAGCCTCATGCGCTCCATCAGATCAGCCCCGGCGACTAATCGAGCTTGGACAAACTCCTCTTTCGTATGGAATTCAGGCTCTAATCCTGCCTTTATGCCTTCGCTGATAAAGGGAATTTTCTTTTCTTTGTTAAACCAATCGTTGCCGAACTTCTTGAGAAACTCAGGGCTACGGAAAAATGCCTGTGCCTTTTCTGGGTCTTTCCACATGCCGGGGAAATAGTTTTCCCTGTAATAGCGCGACGGCTCAACTCCAACGACTTTTGCTTCCTCTTCGCTCGTCGCATCGAGTCGCGCTCTTGCAAACTCATCACCAGCGGGGGATTTGTCGCCATTGATTATGCCGCGTTGTAGATCATCGATATTTTGGTAATTCCGCTCTTTGCCCCACTTTTGCTGTGTGCGCTGCGCGTCCTCGCCCATTTTGGCGATATTGTCTTTTGCTTCAGCAAGCCTGACTTTATATGTCGCCGTCCTCGCCTCAAACCGCTTCGATATGGGGCTGACAAGTTCCGGCTGAATCAGTTTGACATAGCTTTGCGCCGCCTTGTCCATAACCGTTCCTTTGAGCTTCTGCCCAAGGAAACCCTCAATGGCGGTTATCGGCTTGCGGAGGAGCCATTCGCGCTTGGCGTCTTCTGGGGTTCTTTCACTGAAACCCTTCGTTTCATTTCCCCCGGCCACCACATTGCGTTCATCTTCGTCATCGTTTCTTAATCCTTCAAGGCCATCAGATTCTTCCTTGCCGCCGTTATTAGTTTGTCCAGACTCGGCATTACGTCCCCCTTCGCCTTGAACTCCGCCCGATTCTTCAGGAGAATGTCTAAATAGTTCTGACATTCCTTCTTCGTGGGACATAACGGGGGATCGGGCAAGTCGATCAGTCCCCACACCTCTTTGTCCAGATTCGCCATTTTTCATTCTCCCTAATTTCAGACCAGCAGCATCAGCGGCATTCTGTGCAGATTTAGCCCCTTGTTTTATAGCATTCTCAACAAATTCATGAAAGTCCTTATTGCCTTCCATATTGTGTGACGTGGAGTATTGAATAATTCCTGCGCGATCTAGGCTGCGATTTGCAATGTCTCTTTCGGCACCAACAGCATCTTCCTTTGATAAAATACCGCGATTAATCCCTCTTTCTAGGAATTCATGGACAGCAGAAAACGTGCTATCCCCTATTGTTCTAAGGTGGGAAAGCGCCCACACTTGAGGGATGCTATGGAAAAATTCTCTCGCCTTACCAGAAAGTGTTGCAGAAGAAAAATTCCCATCATGTGTGTGCGCCACAATAGAACCGACCCCTCTTCCAGCAAGGGACTGCAAATCCTTATTGCTTAACGCCCTGTCAGCCGGGTGATTGTGGTGAATCGCCAAATCGTTATTGGGATCGTTAATTAGTTTTTTAACTTCTGGTGAAAATGAAACCTTATTGTTTTGCCCACTTGTGCCGGATTCCATCACACTCTTTGTGCGAGAATCGTAAATTACCAAATGCTCATTGCCGGTTTCTTTTCCGCGCCCAATCAGATAATCGCGGATAGCGTTATGCATATCCTCGCCAGCCTTGCCTTGCGTGAATCGGTCGAACATCGCACGATCAGATTGGAATTTACCCGGTTCGCCGTGTTCTCCCAGCTCTTCCTGAGCAAGCAAATCCCCCTGTCCACGCCCAGCCACATCGAACAATCCCTCATCGGCTGGCTTCTGAGCAACCTTAGCTTTCGAGCCGCCCTCCATCTGGCGTTCTTGCAGTTGGCGGTCAGTGATACGTTCCGCGCCCGGGATTACGGCTTGGTTGCCTTCGTTGGTGAATTCCTCTGCTTGTGCGCGTCCAGTTCCGCTTTCACTGCTAGGTAATACTTTTGTCCCCTCACGCGCAGGCTCTCCGGCAAGCGCAGGTCGTCCTTGATCTTGAACAGCTTCACCAGCCTTCGGCGCAACCTCGCTAGGCGCTCCTTGGTCATTTTCATGCTCCCTGTCATAAGGCGGTAGGTCATCCTCATCTGGATAATGCGCCTGCATCAATTCCCGTTCAAGCTCATTGTCTGGCGAGAAATCTTTTGCCGCAGTTTCCGTCTCATGCGCTAATGGCGTCTCATCCGGTTCTGTGCCATAACGCTGTGCATAAGCATCTTCATCGGTAATGCCGCGCTTTCGAGTAGGCTTGTCGTTCTCCCGTTCAAGGGCATCAAACAGGTTCTGGTGGACTGATTGCGATGGGTTATTATTGTCTGTTTCTGGGTTAATCCAGCCCTTATCCATCGCATGTTGCAATGCGTCATCGTAAGACATGCCCTTTGGATTATAGAGCCGCCCATAATTGGGGGTTCTGATATTCCGCATATCGGCGTTTTTAAGCCAATTCCCCTCATCCTTCAGTCCGCCAGCTTGGGCGATGCTCTCAAAGATATTGTTCGGCGGCGGTATGTTTTTGGTCTTGGCGGCCTGACTTTTGTTAATCCCTGCCTGCGTTGGCAGGTTTTTGATCTGCTTTGCCGTCAGTTCCGGCTCATCGTAACTCGCTGGAAACGGCACATTCGGCGTCCGCTCAGGCGCATTCTGCATCGCCGTTTGGATGTTTCTCGACTGTTCCGCCGCAGCTTCCTTTGACACATCCGGCAAGCCATTACTTTTCAGGATGTCAGCAATCGTGCTTTGCATGTGCGCCGCGTGTTTCTGAATGTCCTCCGGCGCAACAGGCGGAGGTTCAGGTGGGGTAACGGGAGGCGGCTCAGGCTCTGCTGCTGGCGGCTCAACAGGAGGCGGCGATTCAATGGGGGCTGGCGTTTCCTCTGGCAATACCGGAGGAACTAGCGGCGGGATATTCGGCTCAATCAGGTTCTTCTCAGCGGCCATATCTTCGATGTGTTGTCGCGCCTCGTCCGCACTGTCAAACCCGCTGGCAACAGGCAGTCCTTGGCTGTCGTGGATGTTGAAGCCTTGCGCGTCAGGCACGACCGACATATCGGTTGGGGAAAAACGCTCGGATGCGCCCGTGGGGGCCGCAGAAGGGGGCTCTGGTTCTGTTGGAGATGGCGGGGGAGGCACATCAGTCGGGGGCTTAACCTCGGCAACCTTGGGTGCTTCATGCGGCATAGCCTTCATGCCAGCACCAGCGCCAGCGATACCGCCCCAGAATTGCGCCTGCTCGTTCCCACCAAGGGCTTTAACAACTTCAGGAGCAGTGACAAAACCCACGGCGGGAATAGCTGCCTTTAATGCACCCAACCCACCAAGTCCCGCGAATTCAGGGACTCCCTCGGCAATACGACCAGCCGCCGTCTCCGGCTCTGGAAGTGGGTGTCCGGCTGCGGTTGCCAACTTCGACACCAAATCTGCGGGAGAGGGTATTTTCTCAGCCAATGTCGCGGGATCATATTTCGCTAACTCAGGATGTTCTTGGACAAATTTGGCAGCATAATCGTTATATTCCTTGTCTCCCATTACGTCTTTTGCCAGATACTTCGCGCCCGTTTCCACGGCAGGAACTAAATATTTTGTTCCCATCGCAACATCAAATGGGATGCCAGTAATCGGGTTTGTATTCGCAGCGGCAGATGCAGCAAGATTCGCGCCACCCTTAATGCCGCCAGTTATTAGGCCTTTTCCGACATCGGCTGCGACAGAGGGTTCTTTTTCTTTGGGTGTGGCAACAGAAGTCTTTTCTGCATTACCGCCAACAGGTGTCCAATCATCGACCTCGCCCTTAGGCGCAGCACTAACAGGCGTCCAATCATCGACCGGAGCCGATGATGACACTGGCTGCCAATCATCTTGTTCTGCTTGCGCCATATCGCCTACTTAACGGGGTTTCCGCTTGCATCGTAATTGTTTCCATCAGCATCACGGTATTGTTGCCGTGTCGGACTATATTGAACGCCCTTCATACCAGCAAGAGATGATGGGATTTTCGGGGCAACCGGGGCAACAGACGGTGCCGCTCTCGTTTGCCCCGCCTGATTAACGGTAGCCGCCGGATGTACAGATTGCTGCAATGCCGAATTGATAGCCGCATCCGCCGCCGCTTTTTGCGCCGGATCGGTGGATTCATCGCGTATCTGGGCAATACTCGCCAACGACATTTTCGTGCCACCAAAACTAGCCGTCATATTCGCGTATGCCTGTTCCCGCGCCGCGCCCGTGTTCGCGTTCTGTTGCGCCACAGCAAGCCGACCTGCGTTGGTATTTGCATTCTGCTGTAAAATCCCAACCTTAGCCGTGTCCGTGCCGCTCTGATCTTCCCATCTTTGCGTTTGGGCGTTCCAATGTTGCCCTTGATTAGCTACCTGTGTCGCTTTGTTTTGCAGCATACCCTGTCGATACGCCTTTGTGTCCGCCAATCGAGCAAGGGCTTCTTGTTGCTGAACTTGGAGTTTATGCGCTTCCATTCCCGACTGCCCATAATTCCCAATGGCGTTACCAAGAGCCTCCGCGCCGGAATGCGCTGGCGTCAGGAATCCCTTCGCCATCATCAGAAGCTGATAATTGCGCGATTGAGCGGGAGTCATTATGGATGCGCTCAGGTTGCGCTCATAGTCTGTGCTGCCGTCAGAGGGTGCGCCGGAGCTTTGCGTTTGCTGCGCCGGCATTGCATCGCTATGCCCCATCAAGCCAGTTATGCTGGATTGTGGTGGGGCGGGTGCTTGCGGCAAAGGCGATGGAGGATTAAGGGCAGAGGCGGGGACACCAGACCCCCGAGGCATTGCCGATTGTGCTGCCGCTTCGATTTGTGCTGTGCTTGGCGGATTAATGGCATCGCTTATTGGCGCATTACTGCTGATTGGAATGCCGTTGCTGGTGTCAATGGGTTGGGCATCCCATGTGCCAGAAGCACCGGATGGCATCGGGGGTGCTTGTGGATCGGAATTTCCTCCGAACAGAGATGACAAAAAGGCCCGTGTTTCTGCTGCACCGGGCGCGGGATTGCTATTATGGGGCGACATCATATAATTCACAGCCGCAGTAATAGGTGACGGACCCGTATATGTCGGGGTGTATTGTGGGTGCTTGGCGGCAAAGCTATCGGGATCAACGTCGGGATTAACCTGCCCTCCATCCGCATAACCTTTAATCAACCCACCCTGTTTATGCCCGAGCGCCGCCCCGGCACCGATAAAACTACCAGCCAATGAACTCAATGGCGATAAGCTGCCGATCTGATTGGTCGTGGCAGGACTTTGCGCCGAAGTCGTCGCGGATGTCCCCGCAGACGGCAACCCATGAATAATATTGCTCATGAACCCAGCCTGCTGCTCAGGCCACAAGTTCTGGTTCTGGAAATTCGTCATCGCCGCGTTGAGGTTCGTCTGCGCGAGGTTCTGCTGTGTTTGCCCAGACGCCTGCAATGCCGCGTCGCCAGTGATGCCCGTGTTCTGAACCGTGTTGGCAACGTTCGCTAGGTTCGCCCCTGCCGTGCCTTGCGCTCCCGCCTGTGTCAATGCGAGGTTTCCAAGTCCAGTCCCGATGTTTTGCAGATTAGACGCCTCGGATGCAGCCGCCGTTCCGGCGAGACTTCCAAGACCACTAAGGTTCGATGCCGCAGATGCAGCCTGATTCCCAGCCGTTGTGTATGCTTGGTTCTCGGCAGCGGCAATCTGTCCGGTCAACGACTGATTCGCTAGATTTGCCTGTTGCCCCAAAACTTGTTCATTTCGACCTGATCCAGACTGACCTGCGCTTATGAACGAATTATTCACGCCGGGCGCAGTAAACTGATCCCAGTTCTGATGTGCCGCCGATTCAAGTCCAGCAATATTATTCTGCAAATAGGGCGACATAAACGCAGATATGCCTTGGGGCGTATTTGTTGCCGCTGATGCCATCGAATAAGGTGCTGCCGCCGCAGCAGGGTTGTATGCCCCAGCTGCAGTCAGCCACGGTGAGCCAGCACCAGAAATACCGCTTGCTGTGTTTCCAGCATCCGTAGCAAGTCCGGTCGCAGCAGTTCCGGCAGCACCCGCCGCGCCGCTACCAATCAGATTGCTAATATTCTGGAATGCCTGAGTTTGCTGAGGATCAAATCCAGCCACTTGCGGGCCGGGGAATTGCTGATATGGCTGTGCAGCCTCGGTCGCGGCTTGACCGAGCAGGTTGCTCATGTACGACTCTTCGTACTGTGGAACCTGATTGATTACGGTTTCGGTGTTGTTGGCAGTCGTGTTCGATGGAGCTGACGAACCGCCGCCGCCGCTATTTCCGCCGCCGCCGCTCATGGTTTTTTGCCTTTGATGTATGCCGTCGGAGCCTTAGCCTTTGGCGGAAACCCCGCTCCTTTGCTCGTTTTATGAGCGCGAACGGCATGAACCATTTGATCGAGAGCCTTGCCTCCAGCGTTGGATGATCCGTCGCCGAGCATCGACGTGACATCCGCTGGAACCACGTATTCGTTTTGCGACAACTTCGCCGGAATCGCGTCATCCTGCCCTTTGCCGCCGCCAGCAACCATGCCATCGGGCGTTTTCCCTTGAATGTGCTTACGTACAGCTGCGCCGATCTTCTGACCGATGGCGAACTGCGCCGCCTGTTGCGCTGGATTCGGTTTCATTTGCGGTTGAGGCATCCCTGCCGGACGAGGCAGCATCGCTGGCTGCGCGGGAGCCTGCATGGGGGCGTTCATTGGCAATCCACCATCCGCCAATTTGCGAACAGGCATTTTCGACATCGGGATTTGCAGGGCAGGAACCATGCCGCCACGCGCATAACCTGCGAGGCCGCCGTGCTTCAAGGGTGTAACGGTATTGGTAATCATCGGGGCTTGTGGGCGCTGCCCATAAGTGTACCAACTGCCACTGGGAGGCGCTTGGGTGCTGGTGTATTTGTACTGAGGCAATGGCTGATTAAAGTTGTTCTGCGCCGCCGTTGCCGCCGACGTGTTGACCGGATTGCTGCCAGACGGCATGAACGCGCCAGCCGCACCAAGCGCGAGGCCAGCGGGTAGGAGATATGAACTCAGTCCACCAGAATCCTTGGCTGCGGCAGGAGGTAGCGGCGCACCGTTGGCATTCATATAAGGGGTTGGTGTTGCGGAAGGATTGCCACCTAAACTACCGCCGCCGCTTGATGGCGCGGCAGCATCGGCAGAAGGCGCAACTGCCCCGCCGAAGCCTGAGGCCCCGCTAAAGTCAGCGGGCGTGGACATACCGCCCGATGGAAACGAACCCGGCGCATATGACATGCCGCCCGATGGGAATGCGCCCGACGCTGCATCTACGCCCGTCGCCGCCTGTACGCCAGCCCCAGAAGCATCAACTCCTGCACCCGCAGACATATCTGCGCCAACGGCTGATGTCGCGCTGTCTGCGCCGCCCATCAATCCAGAGAGTGCGCCGCTCATCAAACCGCTTGCCGCTCCGCCTATGCCGCCGCTGAGAGCCGACGACCAAGGATTTCCTTGCCCCGTTACGGCAGAGCCAACGCCGCCGCCAAATGCGCCTCCTGCTGCCCCCATAGCCATAGGAATCGCAAGAGATAAACCGCCCGTTTCAGGTGCGAGAGCTGCCCCAGCAACCGTTCCAAGAGTCGCGCCCAGCACACCGCCAAGACCACCACCGCTCATGATTTTTGCTCCACATTAATGACTGACGCCCGTCTGACACGCTTGTGCTTCAACCGAAAGAACCGCACCGGCCCTTGCAGCGCATCGCGCAAATCTTCTTTGAGTTTCGAGAACATCTTCGCGCCGTCACCACCATGCGCGAGAAAATCCACCACCCACAACTGATCCCCCGAACGCCAGTCAGCCGGAAGCGTTCCGACAGTCGATTGATGACATGCGGATTGACCGTCCATTAGCGCGTAGGTTAAAAAACCACATGCTTTATTGGACTTTTCAAAGATTATGAGTTGTTCAAGGAATAGCGGAATGTTGACGCGGCGACGAACCTGTTCAAGGTTCCAATGCGGCGCGTCGGGGGAATTGACGATTAACGAATATACTTTATGGAAATCTTCTTGGGTGGCGATGCGCCAACTGTACGAGGACATGAATAAACCGTGCGTTCCGTTAAAACGCCCGTTATTCGCACGCAAAGTCCTGCAAAGCTTGGGATTGGAGAAGTGTAGATAAATTATCGCGGAAAGTCAAGCATTCGTGCCAAACGCCTGAATAAACGCAAATACCCATTTTTGCCATGTCTCGAACCCGTCCGTGCGCGGGACGGAATACTTTTGACAGGATTGACTCTGTGCGACTTGGTTTCCCCATTCCTTCCATCCGTTCTCAGACGGATTCATGGGCTGGATTTCAATATCTGGTCGCAACAATCGCAGAGACGCCGCCCATTCTTCGAATGTCGTGTCGCGCGTGGGGGTGACGATCATCGTGATTTATCTCCGGGGCGATAGCTGATTAACGGCTGACCCATTATAAAATATCCATTCATTTCATTTGAAGAAATCTTCCATCTCAGATAACGAGCCTGAACCTGAAGATCAAATTTATTGTTCATCGGTTGCTTAGTGATGGTCGTCGTTGTTAAAACGGCATCATCATCCTGTGGGTATTCACGACCATAAACGGTAAAGGTGAGATTGTTGTTGAACTTGAAATCCGGCTCCAAATACGCAAGCTCAGTCCATAAATCATCAGGCGCAGCAGCGGGACTATTCCACAAGCTTAAACCGCCGCCCACCAATGCCAAGCTCGAACTCAAAATCCAGCAGTCAATCGCGTCATCATCAAGCCCCCTGACTTTATCGTATCCATATTCATGCTGATACAGCGGATAAACCGTCCCCGAACTCTTTCCTATCGGCGTTACTCCATAAGCCGATCCCATAATCGGGAACGGGAATGTCTGGGCGAAAGCTGCGGCGGACCGACCGTCGAGGGGCAGCGGCGTATCGTACCAGCATCCTTCACGAACATTATAAATCACGGCATGATTGCATTCGGTATTTGTCCCCGTCGGGAAACAGAACCATATTTCTCCCCATCGCGGAACCTTGAATCCAAAAACCTTCTGCCGTTGTGCGAAATTCAGATTGGTAAAAAAGAAGTCAAGATTCATCGTATTCGGCAATTCCTTCAAAACGCCATTGAACGTCAGAAACCTATCAATACCAACCCAATAATAAATACCATCCATTTCCACGACGCCCGACGACGAAAGAATCGAGCTTTGATCGGACAGCGTATTAAAATTCCATATTGCCGTGCTGCCAACGAACGACACCTGAATAAGGCTGTCCAGCGACCACAGCAACGCCGATGGATTGGTGCTGCCCCCGCGTATCACAAGACCTTTTACAATCTTGGTCGCGCAAACATTCGCAGCATTTGCTATAGGGAACACAGTTGGATCATTCAAGTTTGACCACATGAAAAGTCCGTCGCTTCCATACGCAACGAGAAATGGCGACATCGCCATAACGCCGCCGGAAACCTTGACCACAGCAGGAGACATCGCATCATTCACGGAGGCGGTAAGCGCAACAGCGGCATTTATGTTTCCGGTATAAATAGGCTCAGCAACCGAACTGCTTATGTCCGCAAGATTTGGAGCCGCATGGGCGCAGATCGAGACATATCCGCCGCCACTTCCGTTAAATAGGCTGTCAAGCTGCCAGACATTGTTGGCACTCGGCGCAAATCCTGAGGGCGTAATATCCGTTGGGAATGCGCCGACACCGCCTATATTGGATTGCCCGACGGTTAGTGTCGACGCCGAACCAGAAAATATATTGATATATCCGTTGCCGATAGGATTGACCAGCAGACCACGCGATGGGCCTGGAAAGGACTCAGATAGTGAACGATAGCCGAGCATAGAGCGAGGAAGTCCGCGATAGAAACGAACCCAGTTCCCGTCCGACCAATAGCCGCCCTCCGTATCAGTCCCGTCTTTTTTTATTCCCGGATTTCCGCGCAGGGGGAAAAGTTTTAGGGCTTCTGGCATTTAACCATCCGTCGGCAAGTTATCTGAAAATCCAGAAATAGCTTGTGAGCAATGGTCATAATTTTTAATACTTGGATTAAATGGTTTAAAGATAATAGTTAGCAGTTTACATATAACGCAGGCTTGCTTGTTACCTTTTTGGCGCTCGAAAGCCCATCGCTGAGAAAGGGTATAATGCGGATTTGCTGCTGCAGAAACGCCATCAACTGAACCAAGCGCAACATTTGCCGCCTCATCCTCCGCGATCAGTATTCCAAGGAATGTTTTGAGAAGGCTCACGCTATTGTCACCTGATTCGAGGGAATGCTGCCCACAGCACCGCCGCTATCGGCATATAGCTGAATCTGCGCGATCAGGCTGGCGAACGCAGTAGCGAATGACTTGAACTCGGCAATGCTTGGAAAGGTGTGCATCGCCCCCGACATATCCGCCCACGGCATTACTGAACTTCCGCCAAAGAATGCCCCATTGAGTAGGATATACGTCACCGTGGCGTTCACATTGGACACAGATTGAGGCGTTAGGCTGTACGTTCCGTTGAGTGCGGGGGTGCCAGTCGAGGTTAGTGCCATGCCTGCCGCTAGAGCCGCCGATGCTTGCTTGATGACGTTCTGAGCCGCCGTCGCCGCCACCTCTGATTCCGTCTGTGCACGCGTCGTCCAGACCTGCGTATGGGTGCTGTCAATCGTGAACCCCATCACCACCAACGTCGGGTCTGTCGGTTGCGCCGTTTCCGTGACTTTGAACAGCCCCTCGATCTGATCTTTTGGATAATTGCCCGGATACTGCGTTCCGCCTTCCGCGATGTAAGGAGAGTTGTCGTATATCGGTAGGAGAGTGTGGTCAGTGTACATGATGTCTCCCTATGATGGTGGTGTAACATCGGTCAATGTTCCGTGGATAGTAAAGTTCCCACCAGTTCCCTGATTATTCCCAGCAAGAGCGGAGGGCTGGTTAAGAAAAACATCGGGAGAGCTGCCGGTCGGGGTGCTGCCATTGCTTCCGAGATCAACGGGATGTCCTGAATTATAGAACAGCGCACGATTTGCTGAGTTGCTAAAATCAATGTATGACGCCGTGCTCAACCATATTTCCGAAAGAGCAAGATTCTGATTAGTATTGTAAGGAGAAGAAAAGGATGGGAGGTATTCGGTAACTCCGCTCCAAGCAATTTGAGATGCTGCTCCCCCATCTGCCTGAGAATCATTAATGTTCACCCCATCAAGATATAGTCTGCCGATTTTATTGCCCGCCGAGAAATTTGTACTCCATGAAGCTAATATATTATGCCATACATTAGCTCCTGTAGCCTGTCCAGAGCTCGAAGCAAGTTCTAAGACTTGTCCCCCTGCGTTGTTCCATAGATAGACTTGAAGATCATTGGAGACAGTTCTTATTATCTGGATTCCCCTTCCTCTGAATCCAGCAATACCATAATCAACGCCGTCGCTTCCCCACTTAACCCACAGACTCATCGATCCCGTATAGCTATTCGATGCTCCACTTAAACCCGCCGTCGATAGATAATTATTCCCGCTTCCGCCATTATAATAACTAATGCCATTGGCCAAGAAACTTCCCCCCATCATCATTGCATTAGAAAACACCATTACGCGAATCCTTTAATCATAACGGTTTCGAGGAAAGTAGTCGTCCGCGCATAACAAACCAGAATATCACTCGCGCCGTTCGTCGCTGTGACCGATGGAACCGTGCCGCCAGGAAATTTGAAATACGAACCATAGGCCACGGTGTATGGCCCCGCGCCATTCACAATAGCGATGTTATAGACTTTTCCCGCCACGATATTAGATGGATTGGCGAATGTTGTATTCTCACTCAGGGTGGCAGAGAAATTATTGCTCAAGGAAAAATTTATAGCAGTCGAGTTGCTGGAACTCGTCAAAACAACAGGCGTCGCACCCTGTGATGCCGTGAAAGATTGAGCTACCGCCAATTGAGCATAACCAGCAATGGTCGGAGAGGTATCATAAACAAGCTTTCCCGTCCCCGTAGCACCCGTGGATGTCACACCCTCAAATGTCGTGTGTCCAGTTACAGCCAATGTTGAGCTTAGTATCGTCGCAGGCGTGATCGTAACCTCCCCAGTGCTGACGCTGCCGATGCCGATAGTGCCCGACCCTTTGGCATCAATCGTCAGGTTGGCATTTGATCCGCTATCAGTGACAGCCAAGGCGGTTGTGCCGCCCGTCGCCGCTCCCGTTATACTCAGACCAGTCTTGACAGTCCCCGTATTAGCATTCACTGCCAGAACGGGATTGGTTGCCCCATTCGCGCCAACCGTGAAAGCCGTTGCCGATGAAGATGTAATTGTATGCGCTGCGCTTGCCAATGTCGTGAACGTGCCAGCAGCCGCCGTATTCGATCCTATGATCGTCCCATCTAGATAGCCACAGGTCACTGTGCCTGTCCCCTTAGGAACGATATTTATGCTGATGTTTGTATCCGTGCCAACCGCCCCCAAGGCCAGAGCCGCCGCCGATGCCGATGCCACAGCACCAAAATAATTTACCGCAACAGCCTGAGCGGAGAATCTAATTACTTCCGTGCCAATACATGCAACAGACAAGTCCCCCGTAACTGGCGCAAATATCCCCGTGCTGGTAGATGCCGAGAAACTCAAACTCGGCGTTGTCGCTGATCCAGCGAGCAAAGACAGGTTGCTTGTGATCGTAGCAGTGAATCCATTGACGATATTTGTCCCATCGCAATACAGAATAAGAGACGACGTTTGCGGCACAAGAATACCCGTCCCCGCCGCCGTCTTTACAGTCAGGGTGTGTGCGCCTGTCGTGAGATTATTGCAGAAATAAAGCTGAACCGTGGTCGGCATAATGACGTTGATATTCCCAGTCAGAACACCCGTATATTGCTGAATGAGGTTTTGAGCCTGCGCGGATGTTTCGGTAACATCAACGCCACCAGCAACATTCAAGTTTATAAGCGTCACGGCAAACGTATTCTCGATACCCTTGCCGACAGTTTCCCAATTCGAGCCGTCAGAAATAATAAAACCTGATTGCGTCGGGTGGAACGTCGATGTCGAATTCAGGTCAATCGTGCTTCCCCCGATTGGAGCAACAGTAACATCCCCAGAACCGTTGTTCGCCAGCATAAAGAAGAAGCCATTGCCGACAGTCGCCGCAGCAGGAAGCGTGATCGTGTTTGATCCGCCGGTGTTGTTATAAAGCTGCGCCCGACCCGTCGAAGGCAGATTGAAGTTTCCGGTAAAGGGATTAACGACAAAATTAACGTCCAGCACTCCTGCGACGGCAAGCAATCCATAGCCCGCGAGAGCCGAAGCGTTTGCCGAGCCAGTCCCGACACCGAACTGAATCGTCTGCCATGTTCCGGCTTGCGTGGCATTACTGGTCAGCATCAGATAATATGTTTGTCCTGTCGTGATCGTAGCAATCGCGCCGCCATTAAAATCAACGACATTGAAACTGTCCGAACCGGCATTGAATATAATTGCATCATAACCAACGCTATTGAGCGTCGCATCCGGCATCGAGATATTTATGTTTGAAACGGTAGCAGTTATGCTCATAAACCGTGCAGCAACATTCGTATTCCCGGCTGAGAAGGAAGGCCACACAAGAGAGGTCGCCGCGCCAAAAGAATAGGCGGCATACGCAACATCTGAAGGATTGACGGCACTCCCGCCAAAGGTATCCGTAAAGGAACTTGTCATCTCTTATCTCCCCGGCGCAGGCTGTGGCTCTGGAAGTGCTGCAATCTGTTGTGAATCATACAATCCCTCAAGCTCCTGCGCTTGCAAGGCCAGTTTAGCATTTTGGTACATCCCTTGCCACACAGGAATTCGCTCATCCGTCTTCAGGAACGGAATCGCTTCCATCAAACAGGCATACAACAACAAGTCTGGCGCATTTACGGTCAGCCAGTTCGTTGAGGTAGTAGCGTCAAGGAATACTAGCGTCCCGTAATACGGTATCTTGAAAGGCAATCCCGAAGCAGGAGAAGGCTGAACCAGCCAATGATTCCAATCCGCATCACCGTAATAACGAGGCGTTCCCTGCACAGTAGGATCAGGATAAACCGTGCGAATAAATTCATATGTGCGCTCATAGATTGGCGTGTGCGTGTTATTTCCTGCGCCTGTACCCACATAGAAAGAGATGGTCTTGCGCCAATCGGAAGGCTTAGCCATGATGCCGGTGGATTGGGTGGTGCCGTCGAATGTGCCAGTCACTTCGGTTCTTGTTCCCAAAATTTTAAGTTCGCGGACGATCCTCTGTTGCGCCAATTCTATGAATTGGGGGATTTGGTTTATCACAAGCGCATCATTGCGCTGCAAATAGTTCTGAAGAGTCTGAACAAGACTTGTGTAACTTAATTGGAACGGCATGATTTCACCGAAATGATTTTTCCATTCTTTCTCATGTCAGCGTCCACGAGTATAGCAGCCAATCGATGGCGATATTAGGAAAGGCGATGCATCTCTCTCTTCTGCCCAGAACTGCTTCATTGTTTGCGCCGCTTTCATTTCCAATACTTGAATCCGTGCTGGCTGAACTCCCTGCAACTCATATGACAGACGACAAGCAAGATCGGCTATTACCATATCATATGCACGTTGTGGGCACTCAATTATATTCGTGTATCCGCCCACATCCTGAATCATGCGCCTACAGTAGCAGACGAGTGTATTAAACAGGAAACCGCTCGAAGGCCATAACCACGCCTGCGGCACGATCTGCCGATCAAACCAGTATTGCAGTGGGCGGCCTGAACCGCCCTGCTGGTTCTTGTACGGCAAATTCTGGTAATCATCGGCATTCGACCGCGCAATGCTGATCTCCGGCGCGGGTTGTCCGAACACCACCTGAAGCACATTCAGCGTACCGCCGCCTGTCTCACGGAGGCGATAATACTGCGCTGTAACGGGCTGCGTTACATCCTGCCAGTACCATTGACCGGCGACATAGGGCTGAGAGCCGAATGAGCCAGTTTGACCGCCAGCGTTTGAGCCGACAGCCAGTTGCGTCCATGTCGCGTTGTCGTTCGACCATTCCCAGACAGGTGACAGCGTTTCCGTCGAGTTATTGAGGAATCCCACGAACGGGATCACCAATTTCTGCCCGAAATTGTATGATATATTGCCATTCGGAGCAGTTTGGATGCAGGGATTTGTCCCGATCCCATCGAAGGCGTTTGCCGCTGCGCCGCCTGCGCTTGATGCTGGAGTGCCGCCAGATGGAAGCACGTTCTGACGATAGAGGACGTTCCTGACATCAATCGTGCCAGAGGGAAATGGGAGCAGATACTGGTTGAGGTTCAGTCCGAGGACAATCTTCTCAATCGTCCAAAGCGGGATTCCCTGATTAACGAGAGCAGCCAGCCCTACGAATATGGCGTTTTTCGCGGTGTCGAGGTCTTCTGCATTCAATGAGCCGGGCAGACGACCGCAACGGCGCACGGCAATTGTGATGAGAGATATTACGTCTAGGGTTTGTACGCCGACCGTTCCTGATGTTGAAGCCGCCATAAATCACCTGTTTCTGACGAGCTTCGGCACATTACTCCTTGCCCTCATGCTTCTTCGCATGATGCTTGGCAGACTTCCCGCCGTGGGCGAGATGCTGAAACCCATGCTCGTCATAGGCAGCATGGCTCTGGTGCATTTCACCGTCATGGTCAACGTGCTTGTGTTCACCAAAATGATCCCGTGCATCGGTCTTGCCGAGCTTGGTGCGGGTGTGATGACCGGTTTCTTCTCTGCGCTCTTCGGCCGCGCTTTCATGCTCCATGCCGCCACGCTTGAAGCCAGGAATAGCAGGAGCCATGCTGGCACCAGGATTTGCCGAGCCGGTGAATCCATTTTTGGGATGAAAACCGTGTCCTTTGATAATTGCCATTGTCTTACCCCTTTATTTAAACTTGTGGAACGCCGACGACGCCCTTGAGAGTTTGAGTTGCCCCGATATTTACGTCCGACAAGGCAATCGTCAGAACAAGCCTCTTTGTGCCATCCGATGCGCCAGTCGAGGGAAGATAAGTCCCGCGAGTGTCGCCCGTCAGATTAGTGGCAGGGCTTGTCGTTACGCCAGCGACAAACGTGCCAGCATCAGCCGTCAGTGCGTTATTCCATGCCGCATGAGTCACATATCCGGCGTCCAGAACCGCCACAGGAAGGCCAAATACATCAGCCGTGCCAGCCGTCACCGTGGTGGAGATTGAGCCGCTTGGAACGATGCCCGTAACGCTCTTGAATGCCTTGGTGGTCGTAGCCGCTGCGCCGCTTGCGCCAGTCAGCTTTTGCGTCATTTTGACATTATAGAAATCATACCCGCTAATCAGAAAGGTAATCCCAGTGTCATTGCCGCCACTCGTAACAGTAACTGCGCGAGGCACATCAGCCGTATAACGCGTTACGCCCAAGGCATCAACAACCGCAGTAACACCGGTTCCAGCAGTAAGCGTCAGAGCCGCAGTGCCGGGGCTTTGAGAAGCAGCAAATCCAGATGCGTTAAGGGTCAGAGGAACAATATCGTAAACATACGTTCTGGCGATGGGGCCAAACCCAAACCCACCAGCAACACTTGCTGAGCCAATGTTAGTTTGAGCCGGGCCAATATGCAGATTATCAGAATGATGAGTCATTATTTCACCTTACGCCTGTGTCACGCCAAGAGTTGCGGCGCGGGTTGCAGCCGATCCCGCTTGTGCCGAAGAGAGAAGAATGCTTACGACAAGCCTCCGCGCACCATCCGAAGCATTCGCTTGCGGAGCAAACGTGCCACGGACATCGCCGGTCGTCGCGGTTGCCGTTGTAACGACAGCCGTCGTGAACGTGCCAGTATCCTTGATAAGCTCATTCGCCCAGCCAACAGAGGATACATAGGCCTTATTGGGAACCGCAATCGGCATACCGAACACATCACCAGTGCCAACAGTGATCGTCGTGGAAGTCGTGCCGCTCGGCGTAATCGAGAAAATGTCGTACCAAGCCTTGACAGCAGCTGCGACTCCGCCGCTTGCACCCGTCACATTTTCAGACATCGCCTGACCATATTGGTCGTAGCCAGCAACATTAAACGTGATGCCTGTATCATTACCACCGGACGTAAAGCGCAGATTGCGCGGAACATCCAAGCGAAGAACGCTTTGACTATTGGTTGTCGCCGCCGTAATCCCCGTACCCTTCGTCAGCGTCAATGGTGCCGTTGAAGTTCCTGGAGATTGCGAGGTAGCCAGATTGGTTGCGGATAACACCAGAGGAACGATGTCATACACATAGATGCGACCCGTGGGGCCAACGCCGACATTGGCTGCACCGACAGGATAACCTGCCGCGCCTGTGCCAGTGGAGCCGGTTCCGAGGTAGATGTCATCTTCTAAAGGCATTTTAGGTACTCCATTTGATGCGTTTTACTGACTCACGCGAAGCATTTCATTGTCCAGAATTCCCAAAAGCCCCACGGAAATCCGTAAATCCAACGTCATAACGCTCGATAGCCTTGTAGCGCCATGAGTCTGTTTCAAAGTCGCCTTCCATGCTCTTTTCGAGAGGCTTACGCATAATCAACGACAGACCCTTCGGAATGTTGTCGATATGGACAAACCAATTCGTTGAGCTTGTCAGGCGCGTGATAACCGCAACGCCCTTATTCAGGTAGCCGCGCGATTTAATCGCGTTCAGATCATTGTTGGCCGTGCCACTGCGAAGAATGGACTTACAGATCACTTCCCCCTGAAACTCAAGAGCAGGCGGAACAATCAGTGCGGCAGGGTCAAGATGGATTTTCTTCTGATTGTTATCCACGCCATTGCTACGGATTTGGATAAGCATCTGCTCGGCAGACGTTTGCGAAAGCGCAGAAGCTGCGATCGTATTGGATGCCGTACCGACCGCCAACGGATGCGCGGAGTTGATGAGCGAAACACCGTCACCCCCAGGATACGCGCTGTTGAACGCATTATTCAGGACGTTGGCGCAGAGCAATTCCTTGGTTTCGATCAGAGATTGAGCCAAATGCTCGGAATATGTAGCACCGATGCGGATATGATCGCCGTCGTCAACCAAGGTCGAGGTCAGGGCAAAGGCCAGACCGTAACGCTTGTAGAAATATTCTTTCAGCCACAGAGTGCCGCCAGCTTGATATGTGACAGGCATGCCTTCTGGCAACTCCGGCGCGGGGCCGAAACCAGACAGCATGGGCTCTTCGTGACGGTCGCGGGGAATACCAGTCCTGACCTTGAAGCATTGGAGGAATTCATCCTTCCGCTGGTCATAGACACCATCGAACACTTCGTTGAGAATCGGCTCAACGACAGCGCGGAAGTTGGTGTTGCGCATAATATTGACGGCCATGGAGTTTCTCCCTCAGTTATAATTATTTATACAGCGACTTTATTCGCAACCAGTTGATGACGAGCAATCTGAACCTTAACGATTGTGTAGGCATCACCCCATGCGTTGCCGATAGACAGATCAAGTTCCGTGATACGAAGTTGTGCCTGACCGCTCGTTGTCAGAGACGAAGCCTGTGCGGTCGCGGTCGATAGCCCAGTAACGGTCGAACCAGCAGCGATATTTGCCGCTGTAAGATCAAGTTGACCGCCATTACTTTGAGCCAGAGATCCATCACACTGAATCATATATTCCATAGTTGGACCATCATAAACCCAGACCCAAAGAGGCTGTCCAGCCTGAATAACAGTTCCAGAGATCCACTGATTTTGAGTGTGGGGGATGCCGGACGCATCGAAATAGGTCACACCAGCAAAAGACCCAAGGAAATCAGAAGCCGTGGTCGCGGCAACAATCTTGCCACTGGAATTCAGGGCTACCGGCTGATACTGCAAGATGCCACTCGCATAACCGGAGGCAATGCCGTTGTCATAACGACGAGCCTGCGCGAAATGACCCGGCGCATAAGAGGGAATTAATCCAAAGGGCTGCGAAGTTGCTGACATCGTTTATCTCCAAAAAAGTTACGAAATACCCACGAAAGAAGGAGCGCGAGATGTCCCGCGCTGGTAGCCATCAGATTTGCCGTTGACGAATTCCCCGCCAGTGTAGGCGACATTCCGACCACGACCATCCTGAGTAATTTCAACGGAGTTCCTCAAGGAGTCCATTTGCTCAAGAGGTACATCATGGTGAAGGTGCTTCATGTAGGCGAGGTATGTGGGGGTGTCGATCTTTGCGAGAACCATTTCATTAATGGCGATCCTATCGGTGGCAACTGTCCCCGATTGCTGGGTCTGCATTTGAAAGCCAGGCAATTCTTCCGGCTTAACAAGCTCATATCCTAAACGGAAACGATGCTCCAAAGGATCAGACTGGTTGTTTGTCGTCAACCAGCACATATGATAGCCGGGGATAGAGGGCGGAGTTGGTAACTTCGTGTTCACATCGCGCAGGATGGACAGCTTTTCAGCCAACCTATCGGCATCGGACGCTTCACGATTTTCGGTGACAGCCCGTTCTTCTGACAGGCGAGAGCCGCGTCCATCATCAGAACGCTTGGCAATTTTTTCATCATGGTGATTGTGCGACAAAGGGAATTCTCCAATTGAGTTGGACGAAATTCCTGCTGTATCGCAAGCATTTTGGAGTTAAAACGAATGCCTTTGGGCACTCTATCCATAGCCCCACTATCGGGGCATGTTTCGCATAAGAACACAAAAATAAAAGGAAGTCAACCTCTAATTAATCATCCTCTAGGAATTTAATCGCAGCCTCAACGCTGGAAAATCCAGATACAACAATGCCTACTTTCTTCTGTTCAACATCATGTACGATGTTGATCTGAAGTCCATCATTCGGTGCAGGCCATCTGGCTGGAAAATTAATCACTTTATCTCCATTATCATTCATATATCGCCCCACAATTCCAAGCCATTCTCTTGCATCAGCGCATCAGCAAGCGCACGACATTTGCGATGCCGCTCAAGTTTGGCTTCGCCCGGCTCGGTATTGCCAGCCTCAAGATCGGTTATTCTTGCACGATAATAAGCATCACGCATTCGCATGGGTTCTGACAATTTAGCACACCGCCTCATAAAGCTTTCTTCTGCCAGAGGCAGCCCATTGAATATCTTCCATGCTTTTTGAATTCGTAGCGGGCGCGTGGCATTGAAGAACCCCCACCAGTAATCCAAATCCTTCATGCCCGTTGTCTTCCCTTGGGGGAGATATAACTTCAATTCCGGCACAATCCCAGACGGACGGCCTGTTACAAATGCACGCAGTTCATCGATCCATGTGTCGCCAAACCAGAACGGGAAATAAGGCGGAAGCGCATACCCGCAAGTCTTTAGCCAAGCATTCGACACAAAGCAAGCAAGCGCACCACCCGGCTGATTCACAACATTCCAGAACGGCATTGGGTTGGCAGTCTCTGCAAGAACCACATCCCAATGTGGGGTCAGGCAAACGGCATCATCGCTATAAAGAACATAATAATCTGCCGCATCAGGGACACAAAGTTTGTTCCAGAATTCAGAATGAGGCATACCATGAGGGAAATCGACAACCTCTACTTTGGCAAACCCAAGATGTTTAACCGCCTCATGCCCGGCCCCATCATCAAAGTCTAGGCCAATGCGGAATGTGAGATTCTCAGGATGCGCTGCCAGATCATGCAGATTCTTCACGCCAGCGATTAGCCCCGCAGGATTCCAATATGACGGTATAGCGACAGCAATCTTCAACTCTCAACTCCCGCCACATTCGCAAATAGACGCTCACGTTCAGATGAAAATCCGTGGGCAGTCCCTGCCCCGATATAATCACTATATGCCCCAGAGAATGCCTTGCGCCCTATGTGCGGCACATTCTCATCAATATACCCGAATATCTCGAAGCCCTTTGCTTTCGCTAATCGGCAAAAGTGGAAATCCTCCGACTCGTATTTCATCATCCCATCTTTATCGGACACTAGCTGGTGCCGGAAGAACATGGACTGTGGTCTGTTCAGCTCTGAACTGTAGCAATGGTAGGACGGAACCTCATCGACCAGAGCATCGAAAACCCGTCGCGCGATTAGCGTCATGCCCATGCCAAGGCCGTCAGCCAGCATCATCCATGGGCGACCCTCTATCGAAGCGACTTCTCGCGAGTGGGATATAGTAAATTCGGGCTCGGCTTTCTTCTTCCTGTATGGAACGCCGACAATGTCCACATTCTCATTCAGCATTCTCAAAGGCAAATCAGATGCCCACGCCATGTCATCATCAACAAACAGAAGGTGCGTACACTCACTCTTCACAAACAGCGTCGCAAGAATATTCCGCGCATTATCTATGCTCGATGTGCAGACGTGCGCCATCTGATATTTAATGCCAGCGTGCGTCAGAACCTGACATGTCGCCGTCAACGATAGAGCATAATTTAGATCGACCGTCCCATCCTTGCACGGCGTCGCTATCATCAGATACGGCATGTCAGTCATGTGCTATTTCTTCTTGCCAAGCTTGGCGTTGGCCTTGGCGTCAATTTTCTTTTCTGTGCTGACCGACATACGCCCGGCTTTTACCGCCTGTGTTGCGCGGGCCTTTGCATTGGCGGCATGGCTGGCGTCGGGAATGGGAAATTTCCTTTCTTTTGGTAGCGCAAATTCAGACTTTGGAAGAGCATTGCGTGTTTTTGCAGTTAATTTAGCCATTGTCTTTCTCCTTCTGTTTCAGTCCATAAACCTTAATCCCACCAAGTTCTCGGCTTTGCTGTGCGTCATAAAGCAGGAACAGCGCATCGAGAAACCGCTTGGAATTCGCAAGATTCTCTATATCCGAATTGGCTATGAAGAACCCATTATCAAACGGAGATGTCTTGCAAGTAATCCCACCAGCCGTCAATTCGTAGGGGTTAGATAGGGCGTGGCTCATGCGTTCCCCCGTTCCTTGACTCCCCTAAGATACCCGGCAACCATCTTATTTTTCATTACAGGGTCATCCCAGTAGCCATTCTGCTTCAGCGCATTAATAAACTCCGTCGGCAATGTTACCTTCACCTTCCCATTGCCGAGATCCCCGCGTCCAGCGCCGCCCCCCACAGGAGGGCTCTTGCGCTTTTGAACTGGGGCTGGCATTGGTTCCTCATCGTCATCGTCTTCTTGTTCCATATGACGCATACCTATATTTTTCTTTTCCAACCGTTCATCAAGTTCGTCAAAATAATCGTCCGTCTTTGGATCATAACCCTCTTTGACAAGTGCGGTCGCAATAGCATCGGCTATGATGCTATCTTCGCTTCCGCCGCCCGGCTTGAACCATTCATTCTTCGCTGCCCACGCAATGGCCTTGTTCATCGCCCTACCATCAGGCTGAGTGCGCTGTGGTTGTGCGGGAGCACGAGCCTTAATTTCTTCCAAACGATCAATCATCTTCTGCGCCTGGTACATCTCTCGCATGGCTGCGGTTGCCGCCGCTCCATCTCCCGCAGTAAATGCCTCCGCGTGCTTAGCTTCTGCCGCGTTAAACGCCTCGACAGAAGAATTCCATGTATTTGTGAAATTCGCCTGATCGAACGTCGATAAACGACCATCAACTTCATTAAGACGCGACTGAAGCGCATCAAGACGTTCTTGCTGCTGACGGATAACCGAATCCTTCGCATCGAACTTCTCAGCAAGTTTTTTCTTCTTGAGTTGGCGCTTCTCGCGGTTTTTTAAACGGGTCTCTTCAGATGAATCCCCGCCGTCTGTCGATGATAGCTTTTTGTCATCATCTGATTTTGCCGTTACCTTATCATCTGATTCCTCAACAACCTCATAATCAGGAATAACCTCTTCTGTTTCATCCTTCTTTACGGCCACATCTGCCTTAGTTCCAATCGCATCAACCTGCTGGTCATCTTCGCCGTCTTGCATAAGCATCTCCCCTAAATGTAAGCTTTGACTTCAAGTGGATTCCCGACTTTCAACGCCAGCAAATCAAGGTCGTTAATCAACATGAAAAGAATGCGCTCTTCCGAGTCATATTCTTTCCCGTTTAGTCCCTTGATCTTGCATGGAACGTCGATAAACCATTTATCCTGATTGAATTTGGGTATCCTGACATAATCGCCCACCTGCGCCCACGCGCCCTCAGGCCAATCCGTCATGTGCTCCCTGTTCTTGAACGCCAACGCGCCAAGAGCACGAATTTTCCCGATTTGCGTATTCCACATTTCGGTTTCAATAACTTCATCAGGGAGTTTAATGCCGCCAGCCGTACTAAGTTTCGGGCTGCGAAGCTGAACGATAACCCGACTCCCAAGAGGGAAAAATCCGGGCTCGACATTTGGAAACGCCTTATCAAGTTCGGCCTGCGTCGCCGCAGGCACATTGGATTTAATCTTCATTGCCTTCTTTCCTCATTTCATCGCTGATAATCGTTAGAGCGTCGCCAAGACCCAAATATCGACCCTGAGTCTTGGCGAACGCTACCTCATCGAATCCATCCTTGTTAAAAACGGACTCCCTCATCGCAGCCTGTCGCTCTTTCAGCAACTTGACCACAGTCTCAATTCTCATTTCTTAACCTTGCCGCCCTTTTTCATAGCGCAAGCCTTGCCGCCCTCCTTCATGCCGGTGACTTTCTCACCCATGGCAATACGCTTGTGCATGTTGGTTTCCTTGCCGCCTTGTTCACCTTCACTTTTCTTCTTTGACATCTTAATCTCCTGTTCTGCCTTGGTGTTAAGTTGGATGATTTCTGCTTCAGATAACTTCTCTGGCAACGCGTCTTTCATCACCGCAACATCGGGCTGCCCTGCCATCAGTCGCCTTCCTTTCGATCCACAAGTGCCCCAATGACATGCGCCGCATGCTCACCGGAGATTTTCATAGCCGTGATTTCCTTCTCCGCACGGATATCAGCCGCCGACTTCTCAAGCCCCGCGCGTTGCGTCATGTCGGTTTTCTGAATTTCCGTATGAGCGTCAAGACCGGCCTTCTGCAGCTCAAGCTGATAATCCTGCTCGGCCTTCTTCGCCTCTGCCGCCAACTCCTGCGCCCTCATCTTCATGTCGTCTATGTGCTGCTGCGTCGCCAGAGTTAGCTTGCCCTGCGCAATCTTCTGCTGTCCCTGGACGTTCTGCATGGCAACCGCTGCCATTGGGTCTTGCGGGGGCTTCGGTTGATTGGCTTGGATGTGCTGCAACGCCTGTTGCATAAGCGGAGGAATCTTGTCGAACGCTATCCCCATCGCTTTCTCAACCGTCGCGGATGACTTCGCCAACTTCTCAGCCGTATCTGGGGAATTGTCCATCATCGCCACGCCAGAATCCTGCTTCATCAATTCCTGATAATAGTTGAACAGATGATCCTGAACATGGTTCAGCATGTTCGTCATAAACTGCGGCGACATCGCAGGAGATAGTCCGAAGAACTGCGATTGCGAGAAGTCAGCATGAACCTGAATGTGCGCCTGATGATCCTGCCCCTCATAGGCCTTCACTGGCTTGCCCATCGCCAGCGCGACATTCTCGCTGCATGGATCAATGGGATTCGCCGCCGGTTGATCTGGCAGAACATCCGCGATGTACGGATATTTCATCTGCTCAAGACTGTGCTTAATCAAAGGGTGAAGCTGAATTCCCGTCGCCTGTAGTATCGGCGCCAGATTCGGCCCCAATGTTCCAAGCTGCGTCACAAGCTGGATAATCGCCTGCGTCTGCGCGAACCGCTGCGTCTCGCTGAATATATTCGGATCACTGACCGGATGAACGTCCATCGGCCCTTCAAAATCCTGCGGCGTAACATAATCGTCAGGATCAGAGCCAAACTGCACCTTGGCGGGAAGGTGCTTCTTATTCAGCCGGTGGATAATCTCCAGCCCACGCCGCTGACTATCGTGCTGCCGCGCATGTATCGCGCTGAATGTCTTAGACCCCTGCTCGATCAACGCCAGCGCAGTGCCAACAGGCATGTTGTTCGATGCATCGGCAATCTTCTCTTCCGCAGTCCCGACAACGCCTTTGGCCGCCGCCGTCAGAAACTCAAGCAACTGATACAAAACAGGAGATGGCCCTGGAAACGGCAACGGCATCGCTATCTTGCGAATGTCATCCGCGCCCATCGCATCGATCTCGGTCGCCTGCGTTATCTCAATCGAGTTGTTGCTGCCACTCGGCCCACCCTTGAGCTTCAAGGCTGTCGCTGAATTTGAGATAAGCGCGGAATCCAGCAACGCCCTTAACGAGCCGGTAGCAGCATCGGACAACCCACCAATGATCTGCGCTAACCCTAAGCCATAAGCCCCACGCCACGGAATGAACGTATAGTCAACTATCCATTCCAATTCCTTGCATTTGTCGTCTCCCTCATCCCAATTCCGATAAAGAGACAATACGTTCTGCGTTTCCTCATCAATCGTTATCAGATACGGGACAGGTTTATCATCGCCCTCAAGTTTCTCGAATATGCACCCCTCGTAAATCGTCCTATCTTGATCTTCTAGAAATCCAGCCTCGCTTTTACCCTCGATCTTCGCGTTATGCTTTGCCGTCTCGGTTTCCGTGAAACTAGCTCCCGACGCATCCGGCATATCCCAATCACGCCAGACAGCGGAATCTATCTTCCGATTAACCAACATCGGGCTGACTTCCATCCGATGAAACTTGCGTTGGCAATTGTAAAAGTTACGCGCATTGTATGGCAGGATGAAATTATCAATCGGCACAAACTCGGTTTCAATCCTATCGGCATCTTCCGACCAGTAGAACTTCATAAACTGAGTTCCACCAGCCGGAAGCTGTGTCAAAAGCCGCTCCAACTCGCAGCGATACTCCGGCATCTGGCTCGTCAATTGCCAGTTCATGAAGGCAGCCTTGCGAGTGGCGCGACTCACCTTGTCGGGATTGGCCTTGCCGTCAATCTTGGTTTTTACGGGGCCATTCGGCGGGAACAGTTCCTTAATCGACGATGCGGAAAAGTCTATGTACGCCTCGGTTAAGGCCGGATGCGTTACCCGCGACGCGCCCTCGAAATTCGCCCCGCCCGGCGCAGGTTCGGCAATGCCCGTCTTCTTCAGACCCTCGGCGTATTGCTTGTCCCGATCCTTGCGGGATTCCACGTCTTGTTCGATAAGCCGCAAGTATCGCAGCGCTAAGTCCTGCAACTCATTGTCGGGAAGACTTTCAGCCAGATTGTCATAAAAATCGCCGCTACCTTGTGCAGGTGCGGCGTCAGCATCTAAAGTCACGGTCGAAGAACCATCTCCATTATCCACAACATCCGGCGGTGTGCCAGATAATGCGTCATGATCTACTTCGATTGTTTGGGTATCGTCAGACATTTTAACCGCAAGCCGTTAATCGCAAACGTACTCGCCGTTCCCATCAGTCGCCACAGACGGGCAACATGCCAAGGACTGGCATTGATTGGCAGGATATACCGCTAGGGATTGTTGTCAAGGATAAATTTTTGGAAGTTATCAGCAGCGCACTTTTCCACATGTTCCCGACCACCACCGGGGGCATTCCAAGATTCACGTAGAATGTCTGTGTATTGTTTCTCACCAGCAGTATCGAATACTGGATTGATCCCGTTATGAAGATCGGGGCCGCTTAACAGCGACGTCGTATTCAAAACATTCGCCGCCATAACATCTTGCGTTTCTTTTATCGCAGCATTTATCTGCGCATATGACATTTGCGAAAGCCTTCTGTATCTGGGATTAAATAATCCACTGATACGATCAAACAATGATGGCTTTAGCGGCTTATGCTCAATCATGGGATTATACTGGCGTGTGATATAGAATTGATTGCCATATTTAGAAATACGACTGTCTTTAAATCTGAATTCATCCTCATTCATAACCGATTCACCGCGCCAATCGCCGCAGCACCGGCAAGAAGAAACAACGCAACCTTACACAGCCACCAAAAGAACCGACCGAGCTTTGTCTTGGGTTCGTATTCATTCCGTGGATATTCGTATGGGTCAAGATAAGACATGCTATGCCCTTTCGGCAATGGTTGAGCGGATTCAATATCACGCTTTATCCGTAAGGGCTACCCTTCATTTGACGCCGCCAGTAGGATTCTTTCACGGGAAGTCCTTTATTTACCAAGAATCCGGTTTTGTTCATTACCGCAAGGAAACTTGTTAAGCAATCAATCCCATCGTCATGTTTGGTTTGAGGAAAATACTGTATTTGCTCCCACAGCATAGACAACCAACTCATAGGCATCCCCTTACGGTTAGGCGCACGAGACTCCGGCAACCATACGCGCCCATCACGCACCAGAGGCGACACCAGATTAGCACGAGCGATCTTGTCCAGCTTGCCGGGATTAAACGGAATGACATTAATCCCCGCACGGCGCAGTTCCGGTATCATCACAGACCCGCTGGACTTGTCCTCGATGATAATGCCGTCAACGGATCGATCTGTCGCGCCGAACTTGTTCCCCATCTGGCGCAGTATCTCATCGCGCACATCGGGATAAGCCCACTGCTCCATGAAGCAATCAACGATCATGCAAGAGAATTTAGTCTCAACCTTGAAAATGCCGAACGTCAGCAAACAGGAATAGTCCGCCGTTTGCTTTGCCGATGTTGCGCCGTCGAAACACTGATAGATAGCTTCAAAGGAAGGCAGCGGCTTATCGCTAGGCCAGAAGTTAAACCAATCCGGCTGGAAGATAACCGAGTCCGCAGCCATAGGATTTTGAAGCATCTGGGACGCGATGATCGCGGCAGACATTCCCGCAACCTTGGAATCCCAAACCTCTTGCGTGAAGTAAACGGGCTTACCGTCAACGCGCCCCGTATCCGTGGCAGGCTTAATCCGCGCCTTGAACTGCCCACGCTTGATGTAAACCTCGTACGGGTCGCCCTGCTTGTACCTCGTGCCTATCATGCGAGCAACGCCGCCAATCTTGCCGAGGTTTTGCGACATGTCCAGCGCGTCAAGAACCTTCTGCATTTGATCTGGCGACGAAGCAGATTCAGCCGTTAGAATATCGTCATAGACGCGCAAGCCATAGTGTCGACCCGTTGGCATACCCTCGACCAAGCCGCAAGCCTCGACGGTTGATTCGGGCGGGTTGCCCTTGCGCTTGACGATCAAGCCGTCATCCTCTGACCACTTTGCGGCATCGCGCTGCGGGTTATCCCACAGAATGTCATCAAACGCGCCCTTGAGCAGCACGTTGGTTTCAAACTCGCGCTTGATGACGCGCAGGAAAGACTTTGCCATAGCGCGAGTGTGGGAAAATATGCCGACCGTGATTTCAGGATCGATTAGAATGTCTTGAATTGTCTTGGCAACGGTGATTACTAAGGATTTGCCGTGTTCACGCGCCCAAAGGTCAATGTGGTTTTCAGGTGACGCCTGCACCTCCCGGCATCGCGCAAAGAACCAATCCGTGTCAGCGAAACGCCGACCAAGCCCGTACACCAGCAGGAAGAACAGATCGCCACGGCAACGCTTGCGGAAGGCGTCCCTCTGTTGCTCCGGCGGGAGTTTGTCCAGCTCTCGCAGCAAGTCAGTTGCAGCCGCCGAATTGTGATACGTCAGCCTGTTCGCGTAGAGCTTAACCGCCATTGCTACACGACGAGAGAGCGCGGCGAACGGGGCGTGGAATGAGTTCGATCCCTATGGAAGGTATCGAACTCATTGGATAAGTGGTTGATATTGTTAACGAAGCTCGCTTACGCATTTGGACATACCCCAGATTACTACCCCATTTTATACAGGGTTTCATTCAATCCGCTCAATGGCAGCAACGCCTTTGACCGGATCATGCTCTAGTATGTTGTCGATGCTATCCATCGCCGAATCAGTCTCCGCCGATAGCTTGAAATAGTTCAGGTTGATGTTGGTTTGGGTCACTGCCACGGTCTGCGCAGCCTTGCCATACGCCCTATCGCAAATCTCCTGCAAATACGCCAGCGACTCGCCCGGCTTCCAGTCATCGCGCAACGCACCCCTCACGAGCTTATAGGCCATTGCGTGGGCGATTGTCGGCTTGGCTGGTAGGTCGGATAGGTCGATCTCTCTGGAAGCGTCCCACGGGCGGGAAATGACCGTTTGCAAGGCATCTATAAACACCTTGCGCCCATTGTGACCGGAAGGGTTTGCTGCTTGCCCTGGTTGGAAGACCATAAGGACTAATCCTTAACTATTTGCTACTGAAACAATATAACATTACATTCGATTACTTTCAAGCCTGTTATAACATAACACCCTAACGCCACGATCAACCCCGATGATCGATATTGCTGCGGTTAGTGACGTTGTGACGCTCCTGTCACGCGATTGTCACAAAAATTGTCACGCTTTTAATTCAATGAATATTGGGGTTTCTCTTATATATATAAAAAAGTGACAAAATTATATATATATACCCATATGATTTTGTATATTTAAGTACTAATATAACTACTATTATTTATATCTTTATATATGCCTCTATGGGCATTGTCACCGTCACATTGTCACACGTGGAAAATCAATAACTTAGATGGTTAATTGTGACAAGTTAACGAGCCAAAACGTCACAAGAGCAATAATATATCAAAAACACACCAAATATAGCAATTGACTTGCATAGGCCATTGGACTACTATCTCAATCAACAAGCCGACTTCGGCTGACTCACATGGAGGTTACAACATGACAATCCTAATAATCATCGCCGCCGCTCTTGCAATCTTTGTCGCTGAATTGCCAGTAGGGGAGGAATAAGATGACACAACAACTCACCATCTACCCAAACGTCTATAAATCGCTTTATGACGCGCTAACAATACCGGTTGCTCTTGATGCCTTCCCTGCAAACGTACAGGGCTATCTGGCGGATATGGCAAACCTCGGCCTTATGGTTATCGACGGCGGGATTGTTTCTCGCGGACGCGGGTTCGAGCCGGTGGAGGTGCAATAATGAAACCCTGCAATCAACCATTCGAGAAGGAACGCACCATGATTAACCTTCAAAACATCGAAACCGACATTCCCCGTCAACAGGCAATTTGGGCTTATAACAATGTTTCATTTAGTCCAGAGAAACGCGCCGAGGGAATCATTGCCGATTATGTCAAGGTTCTAACGGCACTTGCCGATCACATTACCGAAAACGCGAAGGACGAAAGGCAGAAGGCAATCGCCCAGGAAGTTTTTGACCGCCTGCGCGAGAAATACAAAGCCAAGACGCTGAATTGGCTGAGTGCTAAATCGCGCTGCATATCGTCAATGATAACTGGGCCTGCAAACTTTCCTGTTCGTCGTGCAGAAAAGGCCAACAACTCAGAGCATAACCGCATGGGCGAACTTATCGGGCTTGAAAAGGCAATGTTCCGCTATGCCGAGAAGTCTTTAAGCTACGTTATGCCGAAAGAAAGCGTTTTAGGTGTTGCTGAAACCCAGCTTAAGAAAATGAAAGAATACCAAGTTTTTGCAAAGCAGGTTAATGCACTCTTAAGAAAACAGGATCAAGAGGCGTTAAAGGCTCTTTACGCCGCCTTTTATCCTGAAGAGGTTCAAGCAATTACGGAATACAATAAGCGTTGCATCATTCCTAATTGCTGGGGAGGTTTTGGTTATGAGGGCTTCCACCTAACATCCGTTAACAACAAGATCAAAGCACTGGAAGAAAGGCTTTCAACATTCGAGAAAGCCGCAACGACCGAGCAAAAACTTAATGGACTGGAGATTGTCCGCAATCTGCAAGAGGATCGCTTACAATTGCTTTTCGACGGCAAGCCAGAGGAAGCCGAACGGTCATTCTTGAAGTCTAACGGTTTCAAATGGTCGCCACGATTTAAAGCTTGGCAGCGCCAGTTAACCGCGAATGCCGAGGTCGTCTTAACTCATAGGGTTTTGACCAATCCGATGTTTGAGAAATATAAGGAGCTAACCCAATGACCCCCAACTTCCCCATAGGACACCAATTCAAAACCCGTGGCAAAGTATCCCGACTCTGCACCGTGACGGATATTCTAAAGACCTACAACAACGCAGGCGACCTTGTTAAAATCCGCTATGTGGCGACGCATGAATTCCTGGGGCAGATCGTGAAAGAAGAGGTTTGCGAAACCACCGTGGCGATTGGAAAAATATCATGAAGTTTAGAACCAAACTACGCCTCGTCACCCTCTTAGCCTGTTGCGCTGGCAGCTTCTATGCTGGCTTGCAGGTGCGCCAACCGCCCAAGATCGTGACGCATGACGTTTTCATAACCGAGCATGTTCCTGTGTATGTTCCCGTTAAGACTGCCAAGAAATACTACGGGGAACAGATCAACCGCATTGCGGCGACTATTCCCGCCTCAGCCCTTAAAATGGTGTCAAAATGACCACGCACCCCCACAACCGCAAAAATCCTATCCCTCGGCATCATATTTCTGCTTGGCATGGAATCCGGCATAGCGTTAAATCTGCAACCCGAAAGGGTGACGGTAAAGCCTGTGACGGTTTATCAGCCTGCGTTTATACCGCTACCCCATACCGCGAAAATTAAAAAGATTGAGGCGCAGTTAGCGGCAGCTATCCCTGAAACCGCATTGAGGAGGAAATAGGATGACGCCTATAAAGCCGGACACGCTGCTTGCGACTGCGGGAGGTAAAATGACTGAATCACCAACCACTCACGTATGGCGCATAACTAGAGCCAATGGGACGCAACTTAGCTGTGTGAATTGTGGCCGATGGAAGACGCCATTTACAAGTGTAATGTCCTGCGAAGAATTGCAGAACCGTAATCAGGAAATATCTAAGGAGCTAAAGCATGGCACAAACTGAAACCACGCCACGTTGGGCATTGGTGAACGGCAAGAAAGTATGGATTGTCGGAAAGGATACCGCTGGTCTGATAATATATGAAACAGGACATGACGCAGAATACAACGATCAGAAATTCACGCCGCTTTATCACTTCGATAAATTGAAGGAATTGCCATGACAGATATGGCAAACGATAAACCCCGCGAATGCGAAAACTGCGGCGCAACCACGCCAGACGTGTACGACATAACCACAATGGCACCGTTCAGCGTTCCGCCTGAATATCTGTGCGAGAATTGTGCCGAGAGGCGATATATGGAGCATCAAGAAAGATTGATGGAAGAAAAATGACCGAAGACCGCCGCCACACCAAAGGCGAAATAACCGACCGCGCAAAATACTATCAATTCGTTCCCAACACGCCGCGCATCAACCCGTATACCTACGCCACGCCGGACATCGGACTAACCGAGGCGCACGCCAGCATGCTGACGTCCGAGCCGTTGCTTAGGGAACGCCCAGAGAAGCGCGAACACCCCATATGGACTGCGGCGCGGATTAGGGCGCTCAGGCATCGGTTGGGCATGTCACAGGCGGCATTTGGGGCGGCTCTCGGATTTACGGGGAAGCACCGCAAGATGACCATTAACAGATATGAACACTTTGACCGGGAACCGTCAGCGCAGACTGTAATCTTGATGGAGCAATTGGAAAACAAGTTGCCTGTTCTTGGCGAATAATTATATTTCTTTCCGCTTCCGACATATTCACATATGCCGATTTGATATTGCTCAATCCCCATACATGGATAATATGCTCGGCGGCGGTACGCTTCGCGAGCGTCTCGTCGATATTTCCTCCCGGTTATGTCGAGCCGCCACCTTTTCTAACCGGGAAACGCCATGAACATACCTTCCCCAAATTTTGAGCCTGATTACCCACCTGCGTATGAGCCGGATTTGCCGATGCCTTTCCGGTATCTCGGATATAGCGGAAACTTATTCTATTTCTATTCCTACTCTGCTGAGGCTGTAATTGATATTTCACGATCCGCCATAACCAACGCCGGATCACTATTGCAGCTTGCCCCACTGACATGGTGGAAATCCAACGGAATGACAAGCGAGGCCGGGAACATCAAAACGACCCCAGTCGCCAATATGCTGATTGAGCAATCTTACAGAATTGGCTTATTTGACCACGGATTTTGTCGTGGGCGCGGCGCGTGGGATGATAACGGAACCGCAGTTCTGCATGTTGGCGACAAACTTATGGTTGGCGGCAAGGTAACGGAATTGCACAACCACAAAAGCAAATACCTGTATGAGAAACGCCTTTCCATGAATGTTGATTATGCGGAGAAATTGACATCGAAAGAAGCCTATAAACTTCTGGAAATATGCCGATTGGTGCGCTGGGAGGAAAAGATAAGCGGAGAGTTGCTGGCTGGCTGGATTGTTATAGCACCAATATGCGGAGCACTGACATACAGGCCGCATATATACGTTCTTGGCCCCGCAACATCCGGCAAGTCATGGGTGATGGAGGAAATTATTAGGGCAATCCTTAGCAAGACAGCTTTCGTCACAACATCAAAATCAACCGCCGCAGGTATTCGCCAAGCGTTGAAGTCTGATGCGTTGCCTGTGATATTTGATGAGGCCGAGGCAGAAGAAATACAAGACAGGGTGCGCCTACAAGAGATATTTGATCTAGCGCGATCCGCATTTAATGGAGAGGCAGGCCCGATACACAAAGGAACCGCCGACCAATCCGGCAAGGCATTTCTGTTGCGCTCTGTTTTTGCCTTTGCGTCAATCAATATGAGCATGCAGCGTCACGCAGATGAAACGCGCACAAGTATTTTGAAACTTAAACAGCCATCCAAAGATGCTAAATATGAGGCCGAGAATTTTGGCAAACTGCAACGACTGGCGGCGGAAACAATAAACGCCAAATGGAGAGGTGGGTTGCTGGCGCGAACGGTTAGCCTCATTCCGACAATCAAGGCAAACGCAGAAACATTCGCCCAAGTTGCGGCAATTCATTTCGGCAGTCGTCGCCAAGGCGATCAACTGGGCGGTATCCTGGCAGGGCTGTACTCGCTTCACAGTCCTGATTTAATTGAGCCAGAGGCAGCCAAGAAGTTTCTGGAAGAGCGGGAATGGCCGCAACAGAAAGAAACAACGGACGATAGCAGCCACGGCAAGTTATGGAGATTCTTGCAGGAGAGCGAAATCAAGGTTGATACTGAACACGGGATGAAAAACCGCACTATTCTTGATCTAATAAACATCTCCGCCGATGGATTGTGGACAGATGGTATTTCTAAGACAATGGCAGATACGGAATTAAAGCGAAAAGGCTTCTGTGTAGAAGAAGGCTATGTTTGGGTATCAAATACAAACTCATGGATTAAAGAGAGATTGAGGCATAGCGAGTGGACGGGCAGGTGGTCGCACACTTTGAAGTGCATCATCGGCTCTATCGTTTCGCCGACAACACGCAGGTTTGTGACATCGGATAGATGTGTGGGAATACCGCTGGAAACTGAATATCAACATCAACTGGGGGATTAAATGAAAACTTCTTATGTGCCTGCGTCAGGCATGGAGTGCGGTCACTTGATGATTAATGAGAATGCAAAGAAATTTGTTTTTTGGCTCCCTATTATTGCGTGGCAGATAACTGAGTATTCATCGGGGGATGATGTCCATGCCAGCGTCCTGCCTATAACAGCAGAAGGAACAGAGATCGAAAGAGTGGGCATAAGGATAATGGGGACTAACAAAATTCATATCCCCAATGAGGCAGATTTTGATTGTGAAAGTGATTTTATACAATACATAGAAAAACACGATAAAAAGGCGAATCAATGACCGTTGATTTTCGCGCTTCCGAAGAAGTCCGCCGCATGATGTTGATCGATGAACGATTGTCCGATGAGCTTCGAATCGTTGCTATGCTGTCGGTTCAGCGGAATCTAGCCGATATTTACTACCCGCTCGAACATATGCAGGTCGAAAGCTGGTGGCTCGACAAGAAATTATTTTATGTATTCATGCTTTTGCTCACACTTGAATACGAGTCCGCCGAAAAAGACTTTTGGAAACGGATTAACAGCAAGGGCAAAGAGCTAATCGCCGAGCAAAGGAAATGGGAGAAGCTACATGGCAAACCGTAGACTAATGCCTTTCGATGAGCAGGTTTATCTAAAGGAATGGTTGCGCGTCCGTGACGGCGATAAATGCTACCTGTGCGGCGAGTATCTTGATGAGAATGCTTACAAGGACGACAGGATTACCATAGATCATGTTTATCCGGTTTCGCTTGGCGGTTCTGACGATGATTGGAATCTCCGTCTATGTCATTCGGACTGCAATCAGGTGAAGGCGGCGTGTATTGACGCTGAGATAATTGAGCAAAATATCAAAATGAAAATCAAGAGGTTGAAAAATGCCACGGAAACCTAAGTCTTTCGGCAAGTCAAAGTTATCGTTGAGGGATGCGCAGTTATCGGTGATGTCTCAAGCTCCAAGCGGCTTCGTCAATGCGGAGTCTAAGTTTCCGATTCCGTTCCTCGAAGAAACGCCCCGCGCAGTTCGTGCGCCAGGAGTAAAAAACAAACATGAGGAGCACGATAGTCAGGCCGAGATTGTCCGATACTTGCGCCAATGCTGTCCGTCTGTTCTTGTGTCATCGAGCGCGAACGGCGAACTATGGCCTCTTTCGCAGCAGATTGACAAAGGAAGGTTTTACGGATGGATGAACAAACTGAAGAACCGTGGATTACTGACCGGCGATCCAGACTTGCGCCTGACATGGTTTCCATCGCGCTGCATTTTCATTGAGAAGAAACGCGCAAAAGGAGGCGTAACTAGTGACGCGCAAATAGAGGTTGGCGCGAGACTGAGAGCGCAAGGCTTTGCTGTTTATACTTTGGCTGGTGGGATCGACGAACTGAAAGAAATCATTCGCCGCGAGAACATCCCGTGCCGAGATCATGATGTCGCAACAAATCCTCTATCATCACCAGCAACGCCCTGCCCTGCTGGGACTCCGCCAGAGACTTAACCCTGTGGGAGATGTCCTTCTCGCGCTTTCTTGCTATGTATTCGTGGACGGCTAATCTGGCGTGATAGGATACGCTTTCGGTGGGGGTTTCTAGGGCGGTTAGAGCCTTGAAATATGGCTTCTTGAGATCGATGCGGAGGCGGTAGGAGGTCATTTCTTTTTGGATGCCTTCGCCAAAAGATTGCGGATGTGAGCGCGGATAATCTGAGCCGCCTTTATATCTCTTTCCTTGCAATACGCCATGAAAGATTCATACATATCCATTGGCATATCGGTAGTTAAACCCTGTGTGTCTTTTGGACGAGACATTATTTTTATAAACCCCATTTTTTCTCTTGATTTCCCTTTTATATAGGAATATCGTTCTTAAGTCAACGGAGAATCAGATGGATCAAGACTAAAAGAAACCATATGGTGACTTTGCAAGGAGAGACTGATGATAACCTATCATGAGAATTTTGATCAGGGCAGTGATGCGTGGATTACTGCCAGAGCCGGATTGTTGACAGCTTCCCAAATGAAGCTAATCATCACCCCAACCCTGAAAGTCGCCGATAATGACAAATCGCGCAGCCATATGTGGGAGTTGCTATCGCAGCGTATTTCTAAATATGTAGAGCCGCAATATGTCAGCGATGCGATGTTGCGCGGTCATGATGACGAATTGGAAGCCAAAATCATCTACAATGAGAAATACGCACCGCTTCAGGATGTTGGGTTCATAACGAACGATAAATTCGGGTTCACACTCGGATGTTCGCCAGACTCCCTAATCGCAGAGGCTGGTGGTCTTGAGGTGAAATCACGCGCACAAAAATTTCAGGTGCAAACTATCGTCGAACAGAAGATGCCGGATGACTTTGTTATTCAGGTTCAGACATGCCTATTAGTGTCTGAGCGGAAATGGTGGGACTTTATCTCATATTCCGGTGGTTTGCCTATGTTGACGTTGCGCGTGTTGCCTGACCCCGTTGTGCAAGATGCGATAGTCGCGGCGGCAACGATATTTGAGAAAAAACTTGCCGAGAACTTTGAGATTTATCGGCAACGAATCGCAGACAAAACCTTGCGACTACATCCAACCGAACGCAGGATTGAAGGAGACATAATATGAACGATATGTCCGTAGCAATAGAGCCGAAGTCAGACCAGTTGAATTATGATGACATCGCCTGTGGAATATCGAAAACCATTACGATTACCAAGGTTGTCATCAAGAATAATGATCCTCAGCAGAAGGTATCTATCTTTTTTGAGGGCGATAACGGTAAGCCTTGGAAGCCATGCAAAACTATGTCTAGGGTTCTGGCGAGATTGTGGGGTCTGGCCTCCGTAAACTATGTTGGCAAGAGCCTGACGCTGTACGGCGATGAGGATGTGATATTCGGGGGCAAGAAGGTAGGGGGCATCCGAATCTCTCATATGTCGCATATAGACGGCGAGAAGAAATTATCTCTCACGGAATCAAAAACCGTTCGCAAGATATTTACTGTGAAGCCGCTGACTTTGGTTGTCGTTCACACCCCCAGCACAGCCTTGATCGAAGCCGCCAAACTGGAAGCCGCAAAAGGCACCGAGCCGCTAAAAACCTATTGGGGCAAGCTAACTCCTGCGCAACAGAAGCAGCTTAATCTCGCTGAACTAAAAGAGATTGCGGGAATAGCTGACGGTCATAAATCTGCCGAATCTCCAACAGAAGGATGTTCTGATGCAGAAGATGACGCGCCAGCAGTATGACTTGCTGCTCTGGCACCTACTCGGAGCAGGGCAAACAAAAGCTTTAACTTACTGGTACAAGGAGATGATGAATGTCAAACGCCGCCGCTCTCACACAAGACCTAACCGAGGTAGTAATGCCTCCGATGCCAACATTCCTGCAACGCAACAAGGAGAATAACGTGACGCACGCCGAACACTCTGTACCGAAAGACACGCCAGAAATCACCCAAGACCCACCACAAGAAATCACCATCGACATGCTTATGGAGCAGATCAAGAAGCTGTCTGCCAAGCGGGATGAGATTCAGGTAACGTTGAGCGGGTTGAAGAAGCAGGCTCAGTCAATGATTGGACGGTTATAATGCCAGCATTCTCAAGAGAAGAAGGCGAGATCATCAAAAAGGGCGCGGAACATTTGCGCGGGGTTGGCGATAATTCAGGCGGCATCTCCGGCGAACGGTTACGGTCTTTCGTGCAAAGAATTGAACGGCTCGAATCCGATAAAGCCGCAGTCGCCCAAGATATAAAATCTGTGTATGAGGAGAGCAAAGGCGTCGGATTCGACAACAAGATCATTCGCCAAGTTATCAAGCTCAGAAAAACGGAACTTGAGAAACGGCGCGAGAATGAGGAGTTGCTGAGTTTATACATGTCATCTTTAGGGATGGAATAATTCCCGCGAGGGATTGCCGTACTGACATTCACGGCGTTGATAAGAATGTTTAACAACCAAAGGAGATCACTATGGAGCCTACACAAGCAGCTATGGACAATAAGAATAATGCAAACAACTTTGAGGTTCACAAGGGAGATCAATTCATTCTCGCAGTTGATACTTCGGGTTCGATGCAAAACACTGATACACCATCTGGTGAAAACCGCTTTAAGTACACGATGGAAACCTTCAAGGTTTTCGTACGTGAAGCCGCGAAGCTCGATCCTGATGGCGTCTCATTCTATTCCTTCGCCAATAATGTCGATCAGCATCCCGATGTCAGCACCATTGAAGAGGTAGACGCCCTGCTGAAGAAGATTCATCTTGGCGGTAGCACGGCTACTGATAAGGTTATCAAGGCGGCGTACACCGAGCATAAGAGCAAGGGTTCTGCACAGACCCTGTTCATTCTCTTCACTGATGGCGAACCTTCCGACCCAGACGCGGTTAAGAAGACCGTTATCGACATTACCAATGATGTGAAGAGCGAAATGGAGTTCCGAATCTCTATTCTGACGGTCGGTGATCGTTCTGCCGAACTTGACCAATGGCTGAATGATCTCGATGAACATCTCACGGGCGCGAAGTACGACATCATCGATGTCAGCAAACTGGAAGATGTTGATTTCATGACAGCTTGCTCGAATGCTATCGAAGGCGGTCACGTACAAGCTGCTGCTTAACCAAAGTGGGGATGGCTTCGGCTATCCCCATTTCTTTCACCAAGGAGAATGAGATGTTTCGTGATTTTGTTATCAGCCAGCTTACCCAAGCCTCGACATGGTTCGGGCTTATCATCGCATTGGGCGCGATATTCTTGCCGAGCACATGGATTGCCGTCATTGGATTGATGATTATGATTACCAACGACACCAAGATGTATGCTTTCTTTGCTGGTGCGCGGAAGGAAGTTGAATTGTGGTGGCCTAAATGAAGGTGTTTGATGAGGGAATTAAGCTGGTTCATATAATCTTTGTGACAGCCTGCATCGCCATAGTCATGGTGTTCTGCCTCTGGATTGGGCGCATCATCATAGGTATCGGACCGGGCGCATTCAGACGGCATGTAACTATGTCTGGGATTTATTCTGTATGTCACCCAGATGGGTATCCAACTGTTTGTTTTCTAGACGCGGATTCCAAAGATGGGGGGCTATCGTGTATCCCTTATCAAGGCGAATGCAAATAACCTACAGGCGGCATGCAACGTGCCGCCCTTTTTTTGTCCGACAAGGAACACGCCAATATGCCAACCCACACCAACCATCGGAATCCCTGCCACCGACACATGACAAAGAAGAAGCCCGCGCCATCAATAAAGTCCGATCTTTCGCAAGCGGAGATTATTGCGAAGGAGAATGCCCGCATCGCCGCGACCTTGAAGCAATATGCGTGGGAGGATAGGCCATGACATGGACACCCGCCAAAATCCTCCAAATCCAAACTCTCGCATCAACGCACACCACCGCGCAGATAGCTGAGATCGTCGGCAAGACAAAGAACGCGGTTATCGGCAAGCTGCATAGGCTCAAGATACCCATGCAAGGTTTCGCGTCCCAGCCACACCCGCATAGCCGTGTGAACCGCAAGAAGGCATCTGTGGAAGCTGCGAATAACCGCAAGGTTAAGATTAAGGCTGTTGTCGCCAAGAGCAGGGAGCGCGTGGCTGAAGCTCAGGGAGTGCCGTCGGGAAAGCCCATTCCGTGGCCTCCGGCGTTTGGGCTTTGCGGGTATATTATCGGTGAGGTTCGCCAGATGCGTTGCTGCGGAGCCTCAGTGAAGTCTGGGAGCCAATACTGCGATGGGCATCACACGGCTTGTTTTGAGAAGGTTCGGTTTCCGGTGACGAGATGAAATACGTATGTCCAGACTGTAAAAAACCCAAGACTCCATATGAGGTCAAAGTGAAAACTGAGGTTAAGCAATACTGGATATGCTGGCCTTGTTACGATGCGCGGAAAGACGACAACACGAGCAAGCAATGGAGGGCGGCTAATCGGCGGTCTCGCATGAAATTGGCAGAGGCAAGATAGCAATAAAATTATTCAATATTCTATAGACATCATAGAAAAACTTTCCTAGGATACTTTTACCAACAACGGAGATTAAATGCCCATCGCACAGCTAAAAAAAGAAGGCCTTCGAATCTGGGGCAAGAACTGGCAAACGCCAATGGCGCAGTTTTTGAACGTCACAGATAGGACGGTCAGGAATTGGGTGTCAGGAAAAACGCCAGTCAAGGAACCTATTCTGCTTGCTCTATCAACCCTTAAATATCCGAGGTTCAGATGATCCCCTACACCATCAACCTAACCCGCTACGATGAAGTTCCCCAAATTCAACAAGCACTAAAAATTGCTATCTGCTTGGCAAAGGAGTCCGGAACCGATGCCGAGATCGAGCAACTCAAAGCCGCCTATGAGATGCTGGAAAATCATGAGGTATCTGGCGGTTATGAATCGCAGGAAGAACGGAACGCGGCTTACATGCTGGCTGCGGTACAGGAATATAAACAATACGGGAGTGATTAACCATGCCATTAAACCTATTCGACTGGCTACTTATGCTTGCCGCATGTCTCGCGTTCTGGGCCTCTATGCTGCTTATGGTGTTTAGATGAACGTCCACAAGCTCATCCAGCCGGAACTCGTTGGGTTGGTGCATTCATCAAATGTGACGGCTCTTGACAAGCTAATCACATTCATTGCCTCGCCTCTGTCATATAAAGACAAAGCCAGCCTGTGCCACTCCATGTCTGACCTACTGCACAACATGATGGATAATCTTAAAACGGAGATACAGCCATGAGCAAGGCCAGACATAAGGGCGCGTTCTGCAAAGTCCCCGATGGGTACGTGAGCGACGAGGATCAGGCGAAGGCTTTAGCTGAGTTACACAAGCACCACGTTAAAGTCCGTCAATATGCTCATGATGATGGGTATATATTGGGACACAAGCACGGACATGAGAAAGGATACACCGAGGGCCGAGAATCCGGCTTCCTATCTGGCATCGGATTCATCCTGTGCGCGGAGTTTATATTTGGGTTGTTGGGGGTGGTGATATGGCTGAATCAGTAACCACGACCGAAGAGACGCCTAAGGAGGCTGAAAGAGTATTTGCATCTTGGACGATAGAGCTTTGGTGTGAATGTCCGCACTGTGAAGCATATGTGGACCTTTTGGATGCCGATGACTTCTGGGAAGACCATAGATTTGATCTTGCCGAGCATAACACCGATAGGACAAAAAATGTTGAAGTGTTGTGCCCTAAATGCAGCAAACAATTTGAGGTGTGTCTTGAATACTAATCCACAAACCACGGACTTGTTGCTTAATTGTAAAATAATAGACGATGCTCCTAATAAGGCTCTGATCGAAGCTGATATTGGACGCGCATGGTTTGACCGCTCTGAATTTAAGATTGTGAAGATTGGGTTTGGAGAGCCTGACCAAATTATGATGTCTGAGAAACTGGCGATAGAAAGGGGCATCTTATGAATGAAAGCAAAGTTGTCGCCCTTGGAGGTAAACACAAATCCGTTTCGTCTTTGCTCTCTCAGGCAATGGCTGATCCAACCGTTAAGAACGTCATCATAATGACATTTCACGATGACGGTGCTTGTGAGACGGCACACTTTGAATGCACAAGACAACAAATGGCATGGGCATCCTTATGCGTAGGAAGGATGGCTTTCGATGACTAAAGATTCACAAACCACGAAATCGCCCGGTCAGATAGCGATGCTAATCCGCGATAGGGCGATAAACCTTCTCGCTCCCGTGAAGGGAGAGATTGAGTATGTTTTCAAGGATGCAGACTATCGCAGGATTATGTGGCTCGGCATTATCGAACAGGCAAAGAAGTTTGCGGATGAGGAAGAAAGGAAACTAAATGCAGGATAAACCAATAACCACGCCAGATGAAATTTTGGCAGAACTGCAAATTTGGGTTCACGACGATGTTTGTGGAGACTTGGACACCAGCAATTTCACAGACAGAGAAGAAAAGATAATGAGGCTATCCGTAAAACACGCCAAGTACAGGATCGACAATAACTTGAAAGGATTTATTCCAAATGACTGATTCAAAAACCACCTACGAAACTGAAAGGTTGACTGTAATGGTCAAGGTGCTGGATCAAGGCGATATTCGCCATGCTCACTACGAACTCAATCATCTATGTGATAAGGAAACCGATCCTGCAAAGAAACAATCCCTTAAAAATGTTTGTGACGCTCTTTGGGACATGACCAATTGGTACGGCGTCGAGGCCATTGCATCGAACGCTATCGTTCACGACAAGGAATATATGGAGGGCAATTTATGACAACTGAAACGACAAATGTCATCTGCTTTCCGAAGCCCAGAATGGATAGACCATTCGAGGAAAGCATCCTGCGCGTGAACGCCTATTTCTACTACGTTGGGTTGTTCGGCGAGGAAAAGGCGCGGGAGATGACAGACAAGTTCATAGACTTTTGGAGGCTGAAAAATGTCCAAGCCTGAATCACCAACGACCACCTATCGCCGCGACTTTATTAGCCTACGCGAATTCATTCCGTTAACTCGGCGCGGCATCGAAGAGATTGTTAGAACGTATGATCTTGCTGATGCCGATAATATGCCGCTCGAAGATTGGGCAAAAATGTTTTTCCTCATGCGGCAGATGCCCGACAACGACGATCTTTTTCCGTCGGGAAAGTGGGCTACAATTCAGGCTCTCGAAAGCAAATTGGATGAATGGGCGAAGGGAGTGATAACAAAATGACACAAACCACCAAAGAATGGCTGTGCGGCCAATGCGGATATGCCAACAATGGCGTTATCTGCACAAAGTGCGGCGCAGCATCTCCGACACAAACGACAGAAAAAGCTCTGAGCGTACTCGCTAAATCTACTTACGCTGAGTTATTGGTATGTGGGACAGGATACAAGCAAATACCCATAATCCTTTCAGCACTTAAGGCAGCCCATAAAATGAACGATATGAGCCTGAAAATCGAACGACTGCAAAACTGCATTATTGCTCATTTGCAGGAGATGAACGTATCCGAAGGCTCAATTCCTGAAGTGTTGCGACACATTGAAGAAGGGACGACAGACGATGACCGATAATCCACAAACGACTCTCAAATTCAGCGAATTGAGATGTAAGGCAATTTTGTTTGCTAACCTTTCGCCAGATACCCCGGCCTCGTTCTCAAAGATCGTTCACGACATGCCGTATGAATGCCGTTTAGGATTAGCAGAGGATATGGCTCGTTACTGTGAGGAGAACGCCCATGATTGATAAATCAGCAACCACTCTACAGGAGGTAAATACCCCGGTTGCATGGCAGCTTGTACCGCCACCAAAGAACGGAACCTATGTTGTCACCTCAACAATAAAGGGGCGCAAACAAGAAGCATCTCTCGCTTATTGGGATGGCGATGTGTGGCAGCATTGGTCGGCCTTCTTCGATCACGCAATCACCCATTGGATGCCAACCGATTTACCGGAGAAAACAGGATGACCGACAAAACAGTAACGACGAAAACGATCAACCTTGAATGGTTGCAAGGCTACATTGGTCTAGCCGAAGACATCATCGAGGATGCCGACGTGCTTTTGAAAGATCACCCAGAATTATCGGCTGGTTGTTTGGGCGGCATTCGTGCGGTCGCTGGTAATTTGGCGAGCGGCCTTAAAGAGCATTTGAAAAATCCTGAACATCCCGTGCATTGGAGACACACATGACAACACAAACGACGGAATTAACGATAAAAGAGCGCGTCTTGCAGCGCAAGTTAATGACGCAAGACGAAGTGCGCGAGGCTCTTATCATGGGCATGTATTTCGACACCAAAATTCCGCAGAATGTTCTGCTCAACGCTTGGTGCTATTTAGGAGGAAAGCTGCATGACTAAAACCACGAATTTAAAGGGTCGCTTATGCGCCGCAAAGACGGACAGCTATACAGATCAAAACGACAAGAAAGTCATTAGCCGCAAAAAGAAGCAATGGAAAAAACCCAAAGACTACATCGACGCTGGCGGCAGATCATACAACGCAATTTTTAAGGGGGTGCAGCCCTATGACTGAATCTAAAACGACGAAAACACCTTGCGAGATCGCGGACGCGATAGTTCCAGAATACCGCTTATCAGGGAAATCGCATTCTTGTTCCGGGCAGATCGGCAAGCGTTGGAGCGCAGCTTATAGCGCCGCAGAATTGGCTCTGAAAGGTGCAACGAATGGTTGACCAACCGACAACCACGAAGCCCGCAAACAACAATTCAGCCCATCGGTGTGTTGAATGCGGCAAAGACTCAGGGCCGCCTCTCTGCATTGAATGTCGTCCGATATATTATTCAAGGAGCCGTTATGGAAAGAAATGAAGAATGTGAACGTCTCCGTTTAGACCACCAAAGGCTATACGAAGCCTTGGGGCAGATAGTCGAAATTGGAGATCGGGAAGGCCGCAAGTGTTTTCGCAGCGGTAAAACAGCTCACCAAATAGCATCGGAGGCATTATGGCCGAACAATCAGTAACGACTCTCTGGCGGGACATTGAGACTGCGCCAAAGGACGGCACAACCATTTTGGTTTGGTCGCGCTATACAGAGATCAGCACAGCCGAATATCGTGGGGGTAGTTTTGTTCCTGTGTGCGACGGTTCGCGTGTGATCGAAAATCAGGGAGATTGGGGAACTGATTACAAAGACATTTATCCGATCTCTCATTGGCATCCATTACCGGAGGTTCCCCATGCCGAAGAATGAATCAGTAACGACTTTATCTGAACCACTCCAAGCACTCCAAAATCGCCTGAAAGAGATTGGTGGTTGTTCAAATGGCGGCTGTCGCATTCAGACCCCGATAGGAATGCACACGAATGCAGGATGCCGCTGCTTGATGGATGACAAATATAAAGCCATTCGCGTTGTTGAGGCATATAGAACTTATGTTCTAGCAGTCGAGGGAAAGGATGCAGCCAATGCCGCAAGAATCTAAAACCACCTACCCCCTCCGCAACTTAACCCCATAAGTAACGCATGCTTGCCGAACCGCGCTAAGAGACATCCCCAGCAACTCTGCTGCTTCCGATGTCGTCTTCCCCTCAGCATGCAATGCGAGTAGCTCGGACTTGCGTTGCGGCATTCCTTTTGGCGACATGAATTTGCTTGGCGAACAATGGCGTGATGCGCGGAATGTCATGATCTAAGCGCACTCCCCGGACATCCCGTAACCGAACCATTGCGGACAAGGATATGTCCGATGATAGACGGACGCTTGTACGGGAATAGAAACGTCAGGAGGCGTTGGATGATTGTGGTTTGAGGATTATCGGTCATATTTCCACCAAGGTGCAAACCAGACAAAAAGGAATAGGAGGATTGAATAGACGCAGATGAAACACGCAACCGCTCCGCGCTTGTCAAAGTCATATCCAGCACACCATGCCAGAAGCGGAATAAGAAGTGCCGCAAAAAGTGAATAGGAAATGCGTTTCGTCGTTTGGGATTCAGGCTGTTTCATTTTGTTTCTCCATACGTTCTAAAACCCAATCCATTCTTTGCAGAGCATCATTGAAGCCAATTTGATAATCCCCACGCATAGGAGAGCCATAGCCGATGTCATAAAGTTCTGTGCGGATCGCTTTAATCAGGTCGGGCGTCGTTTGTGGATTATCGATCAGCAAGTTTCTCGCTTCCCCCATCTCCGCTATTTTTTGCATGATTTTTGTGTGCTCACTTAGCAGCCGATCTGCTCCATCGGCATAAGCACGAACAAAATTCCCGAATGCATCAACCATCTTTAGCAAGTCCAAATTCTCTTCCTCAAGAGTGGTTACTGAATCTTTATCCATTAATTATCTCCTTTGCTTAATCCGCAATAACCACGTTCGACCTTGATAGGTTTAATCATGTTTCGCGGCGTTATGTCGTAAACATTCTTCTCGCCTTCAGGCATAGCTGCCTCGATCACCCATTCCCAAGCCATGCACTTCGAGCCTATGCAGGGGCCGTTATTGGCAGGACGATTGCCAGAACCGCAACAGGCGCGTTCTTTGGCTTCATCCTCCGTAAAAACCGTTGCTCTCATGGCTTGCTCGTCGTTTCAGTCATGGTGCTTCTCCGAATACTTTAGCTTCAAGGCGTTGAAGTCTGTCTGTATATCTTTGCATGAAAGCCAGATAATTTTCTAAAGCCCCTGTTCTTGCCATTCCGCAGTTCCTACAAAACTGCGTTATAGGGTGAAACAAATGCGCACCGCAGTCTTCCGGCGTCGTTGGTGATTTATCCATTCTCCGCCTCCACTAAAAGTTTCTGCGCTTGCTCTAGCGTCTTGAATGCTATCTCTGCGGCGCGGTCAGATGTCCGGTTCAGATTGAAAACCTTCTGCGCGGTAGATGCTGCCTCGGATAGCCTTATTGGGGCGTCTGCTCTGGCTAGAATTTCCCATGTGGGTGTCGTTACCGTTTGGGACATTCCGGGCACTCCATCCAATGAGTTGGTTTATAGTGAAATCGAACGGCTGAGTAGTCATCCCAATTGTCTATCTGCTCGTACCAACCTTCCGGCCAATAGTAACAATCTTTTTCTTCGCTGTAGTCCGTATCCATGTCGCACTCGCCGGTATCTTCCTCGGTGAACTTATCAATATACACAGCGAAAACGGTTCTTCCCTTGTCACACCCGTTTTTATAGTAGACGATTATTTTCTTGTTATGTGGAGCAGTCTCAATCAACTGCCATGGCGTCGTTTTAGATTCACTCATGGCAGACTTTCTCCTGTGCTTGATAATAGGCGGCATCATCGCAAGCCTTCACGAGATCGCCGTTATTATCTTCATGATTGTGTTCCGGTTGTGCGCCGGAAATTTTAATGCACTCCTCAAAATAAGCATGTCGCTTGTCTTGATTGGTCTCGTGGTCACAGACTTTGCAGCCTGATAAGAGCAATAGCGCGGCCAGAATAATTGTTATTTTATATTCCATTGAGAATGCCTCCTGCAAGATTTCCAATGTCTGAGAAACCTTCTCGGTAGTCCTCAGAATTAAGAGAGCAGATGGCATCTATTCTCTGGAAAGCATCCTGAAGATACTTTACTGCCGTAAGTGCATCCGCAACAGTCTGCACATCTTGATCGAGAATGCCGCGCTTGATGATGTCGAATAGAGTCGTTGGTGATTCATTCGGCATTGGCTACCTCCAATAAAACATCGGCATGACAGGGTTGATCGAGCGCACACCAGCAAGCAAGATTTCTACCGCGCAGTTGCTCGATCTGTGACTGATCGTAATTCGTTTTTATCCATTCGCGGTAGTCAGCCACAGCCTTTGCCGCACCACCCACACGCCCGACAGAAAAAGGGTTGCCATATGCCGTAGGACGCCCGACATAGACCGTATTGGGAGGCATCTTCCAGCCCTTCACACGCTTACGCTGGACGCGATGTGGCGTCATATCCGTATTCCCTTCGCCATAAGTTTTTCTACCACCAAATCGGCGATAACTTACGATCTGCTCGTATCCAAGAGCTTTAGCGATTGATTCCCCTATTCCGCGTTTGCCTTGCAGAACATCACATACATAGGCTTGCGACAAACCATTGTCCTTTGCCCACGCCTTTTGGCTGCCTGATTTTTCACATTCTTTTTTCAAGATAGAAATTATTTTGTCTGCGTTCATTTTCTTTCCTTGACAGCTAATTCGCTAATAGATATACAGTATCGGTAATGGCAGATCAAGTGTTTTGTTTTGCCGAAAAATCCCTAACCCCAAAATGTGAGTACCAATGACCTACGCATTCAAACTCAAAGAATCTCGTCAACCAGAAGTCAAACTTCTTGAGGCTATTCCTGCACCGGAAGATTTGGGCGAACTGTTGACCTATAATGACGCCGTCAAGAAAGTCGCGTCATTGAAAAACTGGCATGGCTTTGACGGATGCGATTTCAAGAACGAAGCAGAACTTATGGCAGCGTTCGAGAATGGCACATACAACGGAGGCTGGTTTATTCCGCCGAAGGATCTGTTGCTGAAGATGTACGATAATAAGGACGCCTCATACAGAACCGCTAGCGGCTCCGTCCTCGCCCACTGGTACTGGTCTTGCACGGAGCGTCGCGACAACTCGGACGTCGTGTACAACGTTGACTTCGCGGACGGTGACGACGAGTGGAACCTTAAGGGCAACTGTCGCCTGTCTAGCCGCGTTGTTAGGGTAGAACTATGCGTATAGAATTAACACAGAGCAAATTCGCCGTCATCGATGACGCAGATTTTGAGTTAATACAAAAACGCAAATGGTATTTTCATAAAGGCTATGCGCTCAGTAGCGGAAAAAGAAATGGCGCTAAAAAAAGAGATGCGCCCACCTACATGCACCGCCTTATCAATAAGACACCGGATGGCATAGAAACAGACCATATAGACAGAGATACGCTTAATAATAGACGGTTGAATTTAAGATCTGTCACGACAGCCCAGAATCAAATGAATAAAAAGTCTCAAATTAATTCAACCAGCAAATATAAAGGCGTATTCTGGGACAAGCAGAGCAATAAATGGAAGGCACAAATCTATAAAGATGGAAAGAAATATAGTCTTGGCTTCTTTCCATCGGAAGACGATGCAGCGAAGGCATACACCATCAAGGCCGAAGAACTTTTCGCCAGTTTCAGAAGCCGGGTGGAGTTAGTCATTTAATCATTCAATCATTTTCTTCCTGCCCCCGCGAAGCGGGGGATGTAACCCCTAACCCCAAAATATGACCATGTGGAAAGAGACGACTGATAAAAACGATCCGCTGACCAGAAATGGGGAATGGTCTTTAAAACTATCGTGGCTCAGATCAAACTATGCCCCATCAAGATATTCGATACGCCTAGAGGACGGTACATTCCGCACATGCTTTTGGCACGGCAATCAGGGGCATGATTTCGATAGATGGAAACATTACCTAAGCCTAGATGAGGCAAAGCTTGGATGTGTCGTACACCTTGAGAAGATGAAGGAAGAACTGACCCAATTTATTGATTCACTCTAACCCCGACCAAAAAGGAACACACCCATGGCTAAGAAATACACCCTCACCGAAGAACACAAAGCGCAATTCCCATCGTGGCGCGATAAATGGATTGACAATGCCATGTCCACCAAGCCAATGGATGATGAAGAAAAAGCTATTTGTCGTGATGCCGTAAAATCCATGTATCGCTCTGCAAATTTGGAGCCACCCCCGGACCACCGGATTATGTTTGTGCCATCGCCGTTTGTTCTGCGGTTTGCATCTGGTTTCGCGAGTGCCATATGGTATTTTAGGAAAAATGGCAAAAGTGATGCCACGCGTGCTGCCACGGATGCTGCCACGCGTGCTGCCACGGATGATGCCACGGATGATGCCACGGATGCTGCCACGGATGATGCCACGCGTGCTGCCACGGATGCTGCCACGGATGCTGCCACGCGTGCTGCCACGGATGATGCCACGCGTGCTGCCACGCGTGCTGCCACGCGTGCTGCCACGTATGCTGCCACGCGTGATGCCATGTATGCTGCCACGGATGATGCCACGCATGCTGCCACGCGTGCTGCCACGGATGCTGCCACGCGTGATGCCACGCGTGCTGCCATGTATGCTGCCACGGATGCTGCCACGGCAAATAAAAATTGGTTTAACCTTGATATTTCTAGCATGGTCAACCTTTCCAAAACTTTGGGTGTAGGAAAGTTCGGGCTAGAATGTGCCGTTAAATGCTACTGGAAAATGTATCAAGGCGGAAATCAGTGGTCTGGATGGTCTGCGTTTCTCACATTCTTCCGGTATGTTGCAAAACTTCCTTTGGACTATTCAAAGTTTGATGCTTTCGAGAAACTATCTGAACACAGCGGCCCACGAATCATGCACGAGAAATTCTGCATGATTAGTGACCGACCTATGCTTTTGCTAAAAGACGATCAGAACCGTCCCCATTGCGAAACAGGCCCATTCTGCAAATGGCGCGATGGATCGGCGCTATATTCGTTCCACGGAGTTAGAATACCAGCATGGTGGATTGAAAACCGGAAGGCGTTAACGCCAGAAATTGCTTTAAAATGGGAAAATGTTGAGCAACGTCGCGCCGCTTGCGAACTCTTGGGCTGGGCGAATGTTCTTGAACATCCAAGCCTACACCCTAAGATTATCGATAAAGACCAACCTCATATTGGCACCCTTATTCAGGTTGATTTGCCTGATGCGCCAGAACAATGGTTTCTTAAATATCAATGCGGAACTGGGCGTTTTTTTGCCGAAAGTGTTAATGATAAAAGCTTTAATACGGCGTTGAAGGCGAATGCCGGAGGAAATGGGTTCAGAGGCAAAGGGAACCCAGAAGATTACATACCTTTTGCAAGATCGTAACAACTGACCAAGGAGAGAAACTATGACGACCATACAATTAACTGAAGCGATGTTCTCAAGCGGCAAACCCGTCGCACAAGGAGAGGTGCTTATCTGGATGAAGAAATTCGCGCCCAAGGCCGTTCTTGAAGGGGTCGCCAAGCTTAAGAACATGCAGGATATGAAACTGGAAAAAGGACAGCTTATTCTCGGTCACAGCGAGTCTGGGCATCACCATGTTCTTGAGGCTGTCCGTCCGAATGTGCATATCTCAAAAGCCGCCACCGCTTTGATCGATGCGGCTAACGATAGCTTTGTCGAACTTAAGCTAAGTGAACCATGCCAGATCATTCATCTGCGGGAGTTTGACACTCATGGTGGCTTCATTCTTCCTGCTGGCGAATACATTCGAGGTCTGCGCGAAGAACAAACTGTTCAAGGTTGGGTTCGCGTAGCTGACTGAGCTTCCTTTGGTCGGGAAGGGCGGCGGGAGAAATCTCGCCGCCTCTCGGCTTTGACCACTAACCCCAGAAAATGCACAGAAGGAGAAGTCGAAGTGAAACCGTTAATGATACGGCCCAAAGGCGTGCCTTACATTATCTGAAAATGACCGGGGTCGTACGGCTTGTGCCATAGTCCACCCCACGTGAGTCCGAGTGATCTATTTTCTGATTCTGCCGCATACCTCGACCAGAACGCCCCAGCGTCCGCGTAACGATGATCTGAGCCATCATTGACCATAGAGCCATCGGCATTAAAGAAGGTTATGTCGAACGCCTTGGATGCTGGTTTATTGTCTATCGTGAAACAGTGTTTGCTGGTGCTGCCTGTTACAGCCGTCACGGATGAGGGTAGCGCGTTTTCTGTTGCCGGGGTTCTGTAGGTTGTCGTGACCTTTGCAAATCCCCTGCTGCCTGTCTGTCGGTATCCGCAGGCTTCCAGATCGGTCATTAATCTGGCGCAGAGAGGGGCAATGGCTGGATGCAGGAGAGTCAGGTCGGCGGTCATAATCTTACCGCCACACACACCGTCCAAGGCCAAGCAACTATCTCGAACACAAGCATCGTGCCGTTGTATGAAACCCAGTTCGGTATGAGAATGCCGATTATAGTGCGGACCATCGCGCCGATGACAAGCCAGAGGAGGAAGAGTATCGCGGCGAGGATCATGTCGTCTTTCTCCACAAATACTGTCCGACCGCGCTCGTCACGACACCTATAGCCGCTGCGATGCCATAAACCTTATTGCGGAAGGTTTGTAATTCTGAAATCTGCGCGTCATGCTCTTCCAGCTTTTTCTGCGTGGCAGCGATGTTTTCTTTGATATAGACTATGAGATGTTCGACGTTGTTATTGACGTTTTTAACGTCCGATTGGAGACCGCCGATTGCTACGGAAACATCGTTCAGTTCGGACATATCGGCCTCTTATTCTGGGGAGGGGTTGCCGCTAGTAAGATTCGTATTAACGATGGGAAGGGGGTCTCCGGGATATTCGGCATACATAGTAGGAAGTGCGCCATATAAATCATTGATGGATTTGATAAGGGCGATATGCGTGACGCCAAAATTAACCGCCCCGCCAATAACCGCCATAGCAACAACGCCTATTGTAGCCTCTGGGATGCCTAATGCCGTTGCTGCTATGGAAAGATACCCCGCGTTGGATAAAAACCCTACCGCGAACGTAGCGGCGACACCGGCTAACGTCCCCTTTAGGTTTGCTGGTAACATTGCATTAGCCATCACTACCTCCAAAGAAACGCCGCCATAACGCTAATAGATTCACACGGATCATAAAGCGAAATGGCGGCAGGTTCATTTACGACACCACGGTATCTACAGCGGGTTCCGCTTGAGCAGCCTCAACAATAGCCGCTTGAGCAATGGCAACCGCCGCCTTGATAGCGCCCGCTTCGGCATTATGAATAACCGTTGCGCCACCAGCCCCAGCCGAGCCAAGGAACGCCTCTTCAGCGGCCTTGATGGCATCACCCCCGCTTGCCTCAGCAGCAGCGCCCGCCGCTACAGCGAGTGTTGCAGAGGACTTGAGGACTTCGATGCCTTCCTTTATGGATTCCTTACCTAGTGCCTTAGCGGCAGCCAATATCTGTGCGCCCAGAGGAGCCAGAAATTTCATAACCGCCGCTTCTTCAGAAGTGAACTTTGCTTCGATTTCCGTGATCTCTTCTGAAACCCAGTTCTCAAATTGCTTGAAAGATGTTGTCATTTGTTTTGTCCTTGCAAGGGGTTGTAGTGTGGGAAGCATACCATCTTGTGCCTATCAAGTAAATCTCTCTCTCAGTACCCCGTACAACTAAAGCTCACCACATCACCCGTAACCGTTGTTCCGGTGATGGTGGCTGTCGTCGTTGTGCTTGCGCTCATGTCGATAAGGTTTGCTGGCGTGGTGAGATCATTGGCGTGACAATCCCACCCAGTTGGTGCGGTTAATCCCGTCGCGCCGTTCATAGTGATGACAACGGTGCAGGTTCCTGTTGTTCGTGACGTGAATTTCCCAACTGTTGCTGCGCCCACTGTCGTATCAGCACTACAACCAGTTATGGTAAATTTTGTGCCGTTTCCGATTAGGCCGTTTGTTGCTATTGCGCCACGCACATCTAAGCTGGTGTTGGCTGCGTTTGCCGTTGTTCCAATCCCAACACCCCCCTGCACACTCAACCCATTCGTCGGAGCCGCCGTAACGCCAGCATAGCTTGTGCCTATTGCGACGTTGCCGTACACGTCGAGTTCGGATTGCGGCGTAGTCGTTCCCATCCCAATAAGACCACTCCCCATTATTTTCATCGCTGCAACAAAGGTGTTGCCCGTAGAACTTGAGCCACCAGCGGCTGGTGTCGTCTGAAATATAATGGGGCCACCTAAACCTGTGCCGGTGCTTTGACTTCCTTGGATAGTAAAATTAGCACCAGCTATATTGGCCCCGAATGCCGCATTCTGAATGCCAAGGACTTCGCTGATAATGCTAGTTCCCGGCGGACCGCCTAGTGTAATAGTATTAAATGCTATGCCAATGCCACTACTGGCAGCACCAAAGTGCATAGTGCCATTTGATGGAGAAGTAATGGAGTTATTGCCGTTGAAATTTATAGTGGCGGTTGCAGGAAGGGTTAATGAGCCAGTCCCTGTGGGGGTAAGATTTATTGTTTGATTGGCCCCAATTGCCTGAATAGTCGAAGTCGCCCCACTCTTAGTAAACTGCACTCCCCTAACAATAGGATGCCCTGTCTGATCAGGCTCAACATCCTGCGCCATAGCCGGAAGGCAGAGCAGCATGAATGCTATGGTGAGAAGTTTTTTCATTTTAAAAGTTCGCATACATTGCATTTACGTTAATCCATTTTGCAGCGGTTAGAGCCGTAGCGAAGGTGCATTGAAGGGTGTCCCCGCTATTTAGATAAATATATGGATTGCCGTTTCCGTCTATAGGAAGTCCTGGCCATACTGTTGCCGACAGCATGTTAACAGCACCAACCGCATTGGCATAACCAGAGCTAAGGGCAGTCGTCGCAGCCGCGCCGCCGTAGAATACTGCCGACGCCACAACCTCGCACGTTACAAGGTGCGTTGCCGTGCCATCATTCACATTAACCCACAAGCCGGAAATCTTGCTTGTATTTGCCCCGCCAGTAACAATTGTTTTGTATGTACCAGCGGCATCTGTGCCTTGAAGGAACTGCACATGCGCCGACAAAGGTATTTGCGCGGTCACGATATTGTTGGCTGTGACTGCCGCTAACACTGGCGTGGCCATAAATATCAGCGCGAGAGCGAGAAGAAGTTTTTTCATGTTATTCACCTTGTGCGGGATAGAGAGGGGCTGTGTTGCCAGCGGCAACCCAGTGAGCAAAAACGATATAATCTTGATTGGTTTCATCGACGGGAATCATTGCTCCGTCCGAGGTTCTCAGAACAAAACCATCCGGCGTTGTATAATAGGCTGGCGTTGGCATTACAAACCTCCGTAGTTCAGAATTGCGACCGATGCCGTCATTGCTTGTGTAAAAGCTGGTTCCTGCGCCATAACCATAGTCTGATAGCCCGGTGCTGCCGAACTTGATGTGTTGTTACCCCATACAGTATTAGCCGCCGCATTTGCGAGGGTCAACGCCACGGCGCCGGTCGATGATGAATTGCTCACCAGATTCCCATCGCCAGAAACAGATGTAACTCCACCGGCGATGGTATGACATCCGAAGCCTATTCCTGATGTCCATGTCAGTGCGCTTGTCGCTGCACTGCATGACGGCAATGCCAAATCAGAAGGAGTTGTCGCCGTCAGCGCACCGAGAACCGTATTGGCTGTTTGATTTGCAAGTGTGGCTGTTAGCGTGCCGGATGTCGTTACGGCGCTCGATGGGGTTGACGACAGGACTGTGCCATCACCAGTGAAGGTGACAGAGGTGACTGTACCGGAGCCGCCACCGCCACCGCCGCAAGCCCCCGCATCTTGAATCGTATTATTTGAAGTCCACGAGGCGCAGTGTCCTACAGTTATGGAACCATATTGACGTACAGGGCCATTCACATCATTAGGGGAAATACTTTGCGCTTGTGCATAGGCGGAAGAAAGCAGTAATGCAAAAAGTGCGAGTTTCTTTATCATCTTACACCTGCTTGAATCACAACGAGTCTAGGAGCAGCGGTACCGCCAGTACCCGCAGTATTAGTTACCAAGCGCACAGCACGGGCAGGAACGGCAAGTTGGTCAACGCCATCAGCAGCCAATGTCACTAGCGTTGGATGGTTATACCAGTTCGCATTCGTGTTATAATCTGTGGCGTAGGATGCATAAGGATCATCGGGACTATATTGCACCGTATAGCTCGCGCCGCCCCCAGTATTACCGCCTAGCT